ATAACCAAATAAATAGTATTTTATATTAAATTATATTTCATGTCAACCTATAAAGGATATCAATGTGACCCACAGGACTGCGCCATTATTATTAAAGAAAATGGCCAGTTGGACTTCATATATCCTAATTTAAACTATATCAGCGAACTGCCCAAAAACGTTGAGTTCTTTAAAGAAGTTATTAAGCTGATTAATAATCAAATGCTCAATGACGAAAACATTACAGAGCTAATTGAAAAGATGAAAATAAATGAGCTTAAACCTACGTTGCATTAAGTATGTAGTTTATTTTATTGGTAAATATTAGTATGGCAACATTAAGATATAAAGGTTTTACAACTCGAACACCATCACTCAAGGCCTACAATATTGATTTGGCCAAGCAGGATCTATTGAATCATTTTTACACTCGTAAAGGCGAGCGTGTAATGGCGCCAACATTTGGCACAGCAGTTTGGGACTATATTTTTGATCCTTTAACTCCCGAGTTACAAACTTTTATTAAACGTGAATGCGAAGCAATAGTAACGCAAGACATTAGATTTCAATACATGGGCGCAGAAATCATTCAAGTTGATAACGGATTTGTAGTAATGATAAGATTGAATTATTTGCCAGATGACTTAGTAACAGATTTACAAGTAAATTTTGATGCTAATTCGGATATAAAATAAGGTTAAGCGATGACTCAAACTATTAGACAAGAAAATTTATTTGCCGCAGAAAACTGGCAAAGTGTATATCAAAGTTTCCGTAACGCTGATTTTAAAGCCTACGACTTTGATACATTGCGTACTGCAATGATTGATTACATTCGCACTAACTACCCTGAAGATTTCAATGACTGGATTCAATCCAGTGAATTTGTTGCCCTTATTGACTTAGTTGCGTTCTTAGGACAAAACTTAGGTTTTCGTATCGACTTAAACAGTCGAGAAAACTTTATTGATACAGCAGAACGAAAAGAAAACGTACTACGACTAGCTAGATTTTTAAGTTATAACCCAAAGCGTAATATTGGCGCCCAAGGCTTATTAAAGATCAAATCTATCAAAACTACAGAAAATGTCTTAGACAATACTGGAAATAACTTGGCCAATAAAGTAATTCAATGGGCTGGGGTAAATGATCCTGATAGTTTTGAAAAGTTTATCACAGTAATGAACAGCGTCTTTATAGCCAACCATTTATTTGGAAACCCTGTAAAAGCAGGAACTGTAGGCGGAGTTACTAGTCAGTTATACAGTTTAAATTCTGTACCGGATCAACAAGTGGCCGTTAGCTACAATGCCAGCGTCGCTGGAATTAGTAGTAATTTTGAAATTTGTAACAGCGACTTTGCTGACCTAGGCTATTACGAAGAAGCTATTCCAGATCCATATGCGGCATTTAATTTGCTTTATAGAAATGATGGTACAGGAAACACCAGTGCAAACACAGGATTCTTCGTAACATTTAAGCAGGGTCAATTAAACAAAAATGACTTTCAGTTAAATGACTATATTGAAAATCGTGTATTAGACGTAGATATTGAAAATATTAACGAGCAAGATGTTTACATTCAAACTATTAATGAAGATGGTAGCATAGTCAACACCTGGAAAAACGTTCCTAACTTGGTAGGTAACAACGTAATTTATAACAGCTATAGTTTGGGTCAAAGAAAAATTTGTAGCGTAATCACACGCGACAGTGATAAAATCAGCGTTAAGTTTGGTGACGGCTATTTTAGTGATGTTCCACGTGGAATTATTAGAATATGGACTCGTACCAGCAATGGACTAACATATACTATTCGCCCAGACGATATGAAAAACATCACTTGGGAAATAGCATACTTTGACCGAGTAGGAAAGAAACAATTCCTAACATTAACTGCTGACTTAGAATATACAGTAAACAACAGTACACCTTCTGAAACTATAGAAAGTGTACGTGCTAACGCACCTAATGCTTATTACAGTCAAGACCGCATGGTAACAGGTCAGGACTATAGTGTGTATCCGTTAACTCAAAGTTCTAATATTCTTAAGATTAGAGCAGTTAATAGAATTCACAGCGGATTCAGTCGATACACTAACATTACTGATCCAACTGGAACAAATCAAAGTTTAGATATTTTCAGTGATGACGGCTACATTTACAAAGATGAATTTTACACAACTAATTACTATACTGTTAGCAATAACTATTTCTTACGTAATTTAATTGGAGAAAATATTTCCGGTTTATTTTCTAGCCCCGAGCTAGTTAACATGTTTTACAGCATATACCCAGCAGTAACATACAGCGAGATAACAGGACAGCCAACTAATGTTACATGGAATAGAGCTACAATTAACAGTGGTGCCAGCACCGGCTACTTTACAGGAATTCCACAAAGCGGAACAACAGCCGAAGTTATCAAAGTGGGGTCAGCAACAACAGGATTAATGAGACTTATACAGCAAGGATCGTTAGTTGAATTTGACACCAACGGAACTAAAACATGGGCCGCAGTAACAGGAATATATGGCAATGGTCTTGGAGAACAAAACTTAACTGGCGCTGATACTGGTAAAAAGTTAGACGGCACAGGAACTATTGCGTTGTCTAAAAATATTAAATCTAACAGTACTATTAGCCGCATTGTTCCTAGATTCAAACAGGTTTTTGGCACAACTGAGTACAATTTAATATTTGAATTGCTAGCAGCCAAAAATACATTTGGTATTCGTTACGATTATCTAACACAAACTTATAAAATTGTTACACAAAACAATTTAGGAACCAGTGAGTTTTACAGCGACGAGTTTGCAGGAGATGTCAGCGAGCTTAACAAAGACAACAGTTGGTTAATAAAAGTTACTTACGAAAATGGACAGTATGTTATTGTAAACAAAGGCCTAAGGTATATTGTTGGCAGTGAAAACAAAGTACGTTTCTTTAACGAAAACTTTAAGAAATCTCTAAATGCCGAAACTACGAAAATTGAACGTGACAGCATTTATTTCTTGCCAACCAATACCAATGCGTTAGGCAACGGCATGTTAGGTAAAAAATCTGAATTTAAGAGTGACAAGTATTTTATCGGTGCTGATAGTTTTACAGACAATACTAAGTTGGTTGTCAGCGTATCTGACGATAACAGCGACTTTTTACCAGACGATCCATATGTATTTGAAACGCTAGTAGGATCAAATCAAATCAAGTTAGATTTTACTACTGTTAACGGAATAACCTTCCAACAGGCCTACGATACAGAATACGATGATACTGCAACAACTAAAACTGTAATAGGCCGCAAAGGTTTGTATATGCAGTGGCATCACGTTGCCGAAAGCAATCAGCGTATTGATCCTAGTACAATTAATATCATTGATTTATTTGTACTAACCAGTGACTACGACATGAGCTTTAGACGTTGGTTAAAGAACAATGGCAGAGTACAAGATATGCCACAGCCGCCAACACCACAAGAATTGTACAAAAATTTTGCTACACTAGAAGATGTAAAAACTTCCAGTGATACTATTGTATACAGGCCTGCCAAATACAAATTATTGTTTGGCAAGTATGCAGATAAAGAACTATCGGGTAGATTTAAAGTAATTAAAATGCCAGGTACAGCAATGACAGACAACGAAATTAAAAGTAAAGTGCTGGCTGCAATAGATGAATTTTTTGCCATAGTCAACTGGACATTTGGCGAAACTTTTTACTTTACAGAACTTGCTGCCTACATACACACTAAGTTAGCTGGTTCCATTAGCTCTGTGGTTTTAGTTCCACAAGGCACTAGTAATACTTTTGGAGACTTATTCCAAGTCAGCAGTGGGGCAAATGAGTTGTTTATAAGTAGTTCAACAATCGATGACATTGATATTATTACGCAACTAACTGATGTTAATTTAAAACAAGTTAAGGTTTAAGATGGCAGAAAAGAAGAATTTCTCCGCACAGCCCGTAGTGGCCAGTAAAAATACAGTACCCGGGGAAGGTGCTGGCAACGAAGTAATCAAATCTAGCAACTTCTTGCCGGGCTATATCCGAACCGATATTAACACAAAATTTTTATCCAATACATTAGACAAATTAATAAGCAAAGGCTCGCCCGAAGATATTAACTTATATGTAGGTAAAAAAAGTGGTACAGTATATCGTCCTACAAAAGATTTTTATTTAGAAGAGCCACGTTCAATTAGATCCGACTATCAGTTAGAACCCGGAGTAGTATTCAATGACATTAACGGTAATGTTACTGATAGCTTGACTTACGACGACTTTCTTTCACAGCTAAAGTTAAATTGGAACAGAACAAAACCAGATCAGTTAGACAGTGAATATTACGTTTGGAACCCTCCTATTGATGCAGACATGTTTACTAACTTTACCAGTTATTATTGGTTAAAGTTTGATCCGCTGCCTATTCAATTGGAAGGTACAATTAATGTAGCTAGTGATATTATTGGCAAGCTAGAGTATACAACACCAGTTCAGCCTAACGGAAAAACTTTGACATTCCATAACGGAATGAAAATTTATTTTATTAACAAAAATACAATTACTAGTTTAAGCGGCCCAAACTCTGGCAGCGGATACAACAACGGTTTTTATCAAAACGTTCCACTAGTTGGACAAGACGAAACTGTAACTGGGTCTGGTGTCAGAGTAAATCTAACAGTCAGCGGTGGCCAAGTTACTAGTGTAGTATTAATAGACGGCGGTCAAGGATACAAAGTTGGTGACATGCTAAGAGCCAGTCCTGGTATAATTGGAGCTGGTAGTTTGTTTAGTGTTACAGTAACAGGTATTACAGCGCCAACTGTAACACCCGCAGAATATGTAAGCGATCCTGATCCATTGGTAGATCCTGAGTATTATATTGTAAGTGGAGTAGGAGATAGTATTAAGTTAATTCCTAGTATCGAATTAGATCCTCGCACGTCTTATACAATGTTGGCCTATGTGCCATGGGATGGAGTTAACTGGGATCGTAAGCGTTGGGATACCAGCGAGCCTGCGCCTATACAAAAAGAGTATATTGTCATGGAACGCGGCGCCCGCGATCAAAATCCGTGGAGTAGAACAAACAAATGGTATCACGTTGATGCAGTCAAAGAAGTTTGTGAGTTCTTAGGAGTAAACAGCGCCGATTATCTAAAAGTAGAACAACGTGCGGCTCGTCCTATTGTACAATTTATTAGAGACTTGGAGTTATACAACTACGGAAAAAACCCAATCACTCCGGTTGACCTAGTAATTGATAATATTGCTCCAGCAACAATTACCAGTGAATCTGCGTTTATTGTTGATGGTATACAATTAAAAAATGATTACAGGGTAGTATTCATTAACGGCAACCATAATTATAACAATAAAATATATCGTGTAACCGGAGTAGGATCTGCAATTAGTTTTGTACTTGAGCCAGACAGTCCTAGCATAGACAGTACAGACGACAAGTTGTTTGTCCTAAGAGGAAGTACGTACATTTATAAAGAACTATGGTTTGACGGTACCAATTGGGTACTAGGACAAAATAAAACAAAACGTAATCAATTTCCGTTGTTTACAATGTATGATAAAAATGCAGTAAGCATTGGCAATACCAACGAATATCCTGACAGTGATTTTGCAGGAAATACATTATTCCAATATCAAGTAGGATCTGTCTATGACGAAGAACTAGGGTTCGAAGTTTCTTACGGATCTACAAACTTTGACATTGTAGACAATGCTAGTCCTTTTGCTAAAACATTTACAAATTTATTATTTGATGTAACACAAAATTATCCTTTATACTATAGAGATTCTTTAAACTTGCGTAGTCAGATTCCAGGTAACTATTATTATCAGTATTGGGATGAAAAACTAGGCCGCTACAATCAAAGTAACGGTTGGGTTAAAAACAGTGAGCCACCAAAGACTTATCAGCGTGTTAGCAAACCAGTTAATAACAAATATTCAGATAATGTAATTAGTATTCCACTAGACAGCACACCTAGTTATACTTACATGGTAACTCAAGAAAACAGCAAACCTGTATTTTGGTGTTTGAGCAAGGCCGGCGAATGGGAAAGATTTGATCCAGTTACTAACACACTGGTAGTACCTGTATTAGGACAAGCTACAGTTTATAACATGAGTGGCCTGTCACTAACATTTATTAATGATATAGACAATACTCCAGCTGGGTTTGTTACTAATAACGGAGCTACAGAAGGCTCTATAGAAATTTATGCCACAACGCAAACAAATTTTAGATATTTGTTTAATGGAACAACTGGTAAAGTAATCGTTACAGATGCTTATAACGATCCTCGTAGTTTCCTAGTAAGAGTAAACGGTTACGACAAAACAGAAGGGTTCACTTACCAGGAAAATGCAGGACTAATTGAAATTACTGTTGAACCTAGTATATTATCTAACGGCGATATTATTGAAGTATTGTTTGAAAGTTCTGTTGAATGGGGCATTTATGCTGTACACAATACACTAGAGGCCAACGCCGATAACGCTTCTTTTACCAGTGTTGGATATAATCAAGTATTCAATCACTTTAAGAGTAAACTATTAAGCACCTATGGATTCGAAGGACACGGCTACGGTAAAAATAACTATTATAATATACACAAAAATCCTGGATCAGGTTGGGTAATACAACAACAAGAAAATAGTTCATTAAAGCTAGCGGCATTGTTAAGATTAAGCGAAACTAATCCAATTAATGCATTACGTTTTGGTGCGGAACAGTCTAAGATATTTAGACAAAAGTTTTTGCAGAAAATTTCAATGCTAGATTCCGAAGTAGATGTAACGGAATTAACTCCGGCAGAACAACTAGATAAAGCATTGGCCGACATCAATATCGGAAAAGCTTCAGACTTTACTCACGCATACAGTGATATGGTCTATTATGGTCCTGTTAAAAGTTCCGTAAGTTATAATATAAGCGAAATTTCTCCGCAAACGGTTACTTATGCATTGCCTATTGCAGTTGATATTACTGATCCTTATAGAAATCATGTTTATGTTTACATTAACAATCGAATTAAAACACAAGGAGTTCATTACACTCTAAGCAATACAACTGTAGAGTTTATTCAGTTAGGTGGACCTTGTACTATTGATATAGTAGTATATGAAACTAAAAACAATAGCTTTGTGCCAGCTAGTTTGAGTAAACTGGGCATGGCTCCAGTTTACAAGCCAGAGGTTATTACAGATAACACATATCCCGTTGCAAAAACATTTATTCAATGTCATGACGGCAGTATGATTGTTGCTTACGGCGATTACAGAGATGATATAATACTTGAATTAGAAACAAGAATTTATAATAACATATTTGACGGGTTCAAACAAAAACGCTTTAGATGGACTAATGCTGAACCTGGACTATTTAGATCCACTCGTGTTTCTAGAGAAGACAAGGCCAGCTATGTTGGTGATTTGTTTAGACTATGGAAAACAACCAATGGTATTAATCAATTAGATAATACTGCTTTTTATCAGCAGACTAATAAATTTACCTGGAACTACACTACTGTTAGCAACGGCCTAGGCGGCAGTTGGAGAAGCATTTATAAAGCATTGTATGACACAGATCGTCCACATACTCACCCATGGGAAATGTTGGGCTATAGTGTCAAGCCTACATGGTGGGATACACATTATAGTTGGACCGACCCTTACAAAAGACAGCCGTTAATTGACGCCTTACAGTTAGGCAATGTTGCTTGTCCTCCTGCGGTATTAGTTGATCATATGGTTGCTAGACCCAGCGCAATTTTTCCTGTTAACAATTTAGGTCATTTGTTAGATCCAGTTACGGCTGGTATTACATCTGCTCCTAGTCAAGAAGCCGCTCAATTAGATTGGGCCGCAGGCGACTTAGGCAACCAAGAACTTGCATGGATTCGAAGCGAAGAGTATCCTTGGGCCGCGGCCCAATGGTACTTTACAGTAGCACCTAACAAGTATATCGAAAAGTCGTGGCAACCAGAATTTGAAGGCACTGATTTTTACAATACTCAATATTCTGTAAGTAAATTACAAAGCAGTCGTCCTCCTGTAGGGGAGTATATTTTCCACAGGGAAATATATGGCGACAACATTTATTCTGACAATACCACTATACGTTACGGACTAGAAAATATTATAGCTGAAAGTTTAATCAGCGACAGTAAAACATTGGCAGATTATTTTTACAATCAAATAAGATATGCCACTGTACAAAACATTTTCAAACTAGGCGGTTTTGCTGACAAGAGAAATTTAAGTTTCCTTGCGGACAGTTTAAAAGTTCAAAGCGGCGGAAATTTTATCCCCGAAGAAAGTTACAATTTAACATTTTATAAAGGAACTCCGTATAAAGAATTCTTCTATAGTGGTGTAAAAGTAATTTATAACGGCAAAGGTTATGAAGTTCAAGGTTACGACTTTATTAATCCTTATTTTACAGTATATAAACCAAAGCCAACTAGCCGTGTAACCGAATTTACTTATAGTAATATTACAGTTAAAGAATCACTAGACTGGGAAACAACACCTAGTTTAGTAGATTATGGCACAGTATTCAATAGTAGAGAAGGAGTAGTTAACTTCCTACTAGGACTACAACGCTGGATAGTTGACCAAGGGGTAGTATTTGGTGACTTTGATACAACTATGAATGGTATTAAAGACTTTCGTCAAAGTGCTCAACAATTTTTGTTTTGGAGCGAAACTAAATGGGCAGAGGGATATTATATTGCATTAAGTCCATGTGCTAATAAACTAATAATTAGTAATCCACAGGGTTTTGTTGAAGACTTTAATGTAATGACCAGAGGCTTTGCTCCGCTGATAGACAAAGATAAAGTCCCGTTGGACATCAGTAATGTTAAAATTAGTAGAGAAGATGACGGTGTAACTGTTATTTCAACTAAGAGCGATCAAACAGGATTATTTGGTATTCGAATTCGTATACTAGACATTGAACATGCTGTTATATTTGATAACATTACAGCATTTAATGATATTGTCTACGATCCAGTTTTACGATTAAAACAATACAGATTAAAATTCATTGGCCAGCGCACAGCAGATTGGCAAGGCCGTCCAAGTGCTGCCGGTTATTTAATCAATGGTAGTACAGTTATAGCAAACTATGATAGAACTATTTCCGATATGGAAACTAGATACTTTAGTATTGAAGGCAGTACTCTAAACACAAGACTAGTTGAAACAGCTCGTCATAATTTAGGAATTAATACCACTAGTTATCTTGACAATTTATTGTTAAACCCTAGCGTAACATTTGAATTCCAAAGGGGAATGATTCGTCAGCAGGGTACTCCTGCTGTCTATAGCAAACTTTTACGTAACACCAACGTAGAAGGAACAATTAATACTTTGCAAGAGTTGGAAGTAGATGAAGAATGGATGTTTAAGCTGGGAGACTTTGGTGCAAATGAAACAAATCAATCATGGAGCTTACAGTTAAAACAAAAAGAATTTAAAGACAATAAACAACTGTTTAGGTTTAGACCCGACTACGACCCTACTACTGAAATTAGTAACATTGATCGTAGTACCGACAGAATCGTTGATATTATGGCTTCGGACAATCGATGGATTGATCGTCCTGGCGCCGAAAATTTAACTTTCCCTGTTCGTAAAAAATCTGAATTAACCGACGATCAAAATGAAGTAGTATTTGATACAGATTTGCCTAACGCAGGATTTATTAATTTTGACGACGTTGATTTTGTTACAGCAGACACAACATCTGTAAAAGATCTATACGACAGCATTGATGTAACTACAAAGCCAACTATCTGGATAGGCAATTATAAAGAAGGCAAGTGGAGCGTTTTATCACAGCAAAAGTCTTATACAATAACAGAAATTGTCAAAGCAGACGATAGCCCGACTGGCCCAACTAATGTAACATTTAGTGAAGCCCATAATATGACAGCAGGCGATGTGTTGTTAATTACAGGTTCTAATAGTAGTGATACTATTGATGGTATAGTTACGGTCGACAGCGTAATAGATTCTGACACAATACAAATTTCTACTATTGTTACTGATCCTGGTACTGAAGGAACAGTTTATCTGTATGCTCCTGTAGTATTCAAAACTAAGACTTTATTAGAGGCATCTAGAACCAGTCCGAGATACAATTGGGTAGACAATGAACTTGCCTATGTCGAAGAAGAATCCGGATACAAAGTATACCAATGGCAATATGAGTACAGAGTAGAAGACGATATTACTTTGATACCTGTACTATATCAAAACTTTGATTTATATGACCAAGAATCCCCATTGGTTGATACTTATAAAATTCATGAAGTAAATTTATACGATTACAAACTAGATAGAATCTTAATAGATTTGGAGTTATATGACCCTTACAAAGGAATCATACCTAGTGTCGCTGATATTGAAATAGATCACAAAGGTAGCGTAGATCCTGCTCAGTATGAAATTACCACTGACGATAATATTTCAGTTAACCCTGACAGCTATTGGACTCATCGCCAAGTTGGCACAGTGTGGTGGGACACTAGCAATGTCAAGTATGTAGAATACGAACAAGGTACATTAGACTACAGAATTAAAAATTGGGGTAAGTTGTTTACTGGTAGTAGCATCGACATCTACGAGTGGATAGAAACTAGTGTGGACCCAATTGCTTACAACGAAGCTGTTAAAAATGGCACGCCAGTTGATGGACAAGTTCCAACAGGTACAGCAAAGATAACACCTAATGGCGACATTAGTAACAACAGTTACTCTACGGTTGTTTATACTACAGAAACAGGTGCTCAAGCTACAAAATATTATTTCTGGGTAAAAGATAAAACTACATTACCAAACAATCGTAAAGAAAGAAGAATTCCTATTGCTACATTAGCCAGCATAATTACTGATCCAACTAACAGCGGTATCAGTTGGTTTGCTCCAGTTAGCAAGGACAGTTTTATTATTGCTAACGTAACACAGTTCTTAAATGACACTACAACTAGTTTACAAATTAAATTTAAAGCGGATGATACAAATGTACACAGCCAGTGGATGATACTTCGCGAAAATGATGGCACAACAGGTATACCTGAATGGCTACATATTAGACTGCGCGACAGTCTAGTAGGTTATGACAGCACAACATATACAACTACCTATACTGATTATCAACCCGAAACAGCATATACATTTGGTTCGATAGTTAAACAAAACAATAGTTATTATAGAGCTTTTAGAACATTCACTGCTGAAGATCTAACAAGAGCGTTTGGACAACAACCTTTCTACAAATTGTACGAGTATACATTGTTAGCTAACAATACTATCAAGATGCCATTACCAAATGATGTACCTGATCCAAGACTGAATCAGTTTAATCGCTACGGTAATAGAATTCGTCCAACTCAACAAAGCTGGATTAAAAATCGTAGTGAAGCTCGTAGAAACTTCGTTGAAGTTGTAAATCAATTGTTAGCGGAAATTGATTTAGTTAACACTATAGCAAACTGGGACAGACATTTGCAGGATTTTACCAAGGGCGAGCATTTTTACGAGTTAACTAAATTCTGGAATTACATCGACTACGTGGATCCTAGCTACGATGCAACTATTCCTTATAGCTATGAAGTAGAATCAGAGCAAGTTATATTCCAGCTAACAGAAACTTTAAACAATGGCGATTATATTTTAGTTAAAAATGATGCAATAGGCAAATTTGCTGTCTACGAATATGTAGATGGTCAGCAAATTTTACGTTATAGAAAGAACGGTACTATTGCATTTAAAGAAATTCTGTTTAATAGTCAAAAGCAACAGGACCTATGGGACAACGGCCCATGGGACTTTAAACGCTGGGATCCAGAACCAAGTCAAGAGTTTTACGAAATACTAACAGCACTAAGAGAAGATATTTTTATTAATCGATTTGCCAAGTATTATAACAAATTGTTCTTTGCAATGGTAAGATACGTTTACAGCGAACACAACCGAGTAGACTGGATTGCAAAAAGCACGTATCTGCATGTTGACAACCTAGCAGTTAAAGGTCTAGATCAAAAACCGTTCTATGAAAAAGATACTGTAGAGCAGTTCATTGATTATATTGATCAAACTAAACCATATCACAGTAAACTGCGTGAAGTATTAGATACTAGAGACGTTACTGACTCCGGAGAAATAACCGTCGAAGAATATGTGTATCCAAGTGTAAAACTTAAATTTAACAGAACAGGCCAAGGTCCAAGTTTAGTTAATTCTATTAACCCTAATACAGACACAAGTAATCCAACCACAATGGATTTTAACACATACGAACCAGGTTTAAATCGTCGCCCATGGGATTTCCCAGGGGTAGGCGTTGACCCTACTAGAGAACAATTAGAAGCTCTATTAGATGCAATTTACAATGGTGGCGATTTCGGCATATTACCAGAACAATTGCAAATCATCATTGATGGAGCACCATTTAATATTTTACGTTTAGAACAAAACCCCGACGAAGAATTAGCTATACTTAAAGCTGGCGACGCATTAGAAATTCTAGTAGAAACAAGATACCCCCGCGAAGCTCAGATTTATGAGTTAGGAGAATATGAACTATACAGTTTCCGTATGTTAAAATCATTAAATAATGAGTGGTCTTATTCTAGAATAGCTAACGATGCTAAAACTACACTGGTTACTGCAATTACTCCAGAAAGTGAGTATATTGAAGTTGAAGATGTAACCAAATTAAGCGGAGTAGATATTACTTTCCGTCACCCAGGTGTTATTTTTATCGATGGCGAACGTATCGAATATTACGAAGCCAACGGAAATATATTAGGCAAGTTAGTGCGAGGAACGTTAGGTACAGGCGCCGCAAGTCATAGTGCAGGTGCAGTTGTTATGGATGCTGACCCAGTACAAACTATTCCAGTTGAACGTGAAAAAACAGGGGCTATTATATTCAATAAACCTACTGTAATTTTCAATGAGCCGGGTAAAACCCTGAAAGAAAGCCGCACATTGGCTGCAATTTTTGTCACCGAAAAAGAGGGTGATTTAAATAGGTAAATATGTAAATTAAAGGCAAAACCATGTTATCAAATGAAAATGCTACTCTAAAAATAGAAGGACATTTAAAAGTATTTGACCCAGTTACGGGCCAAGTATTTGTAAATCAGCGAAATGCTATTAACCCTGAAAACCTAAGTATTGCACTTGTGCAAAGTTTAGCGTATACATTTGTTGGTCCTACTACTAGAGTAGGCCCCGTGTATGAAATGCATTTTGGCAACGGAGGCACAATTATCGACTCTATGGGTGTTATTACATACAAAGGGTCAAATATCAGCGGCCAAAACGAAGATTTATACAGCCCTACATTTTTTAAAGTAGTTGACGGCAACGATACTGTTAATAATACAGATACTACTAGCAATTTTATCACTTACGAGCACATTAATGGCTTAACGTACAGTGATATTGTTGTTAACTGTGTTATCGATTATAATGAGCCTATGGTCAGCGATACAGTTTTTAACTTAGCAGGACAAAGTCAAGATAACTTAGACAATGCTAGTTCTTTTGACGGTTCATTTGTATTTGATGAAATTGGTTTAAAAAGTAAAGGAACTACATTAAACGGAGGATTATTGTTAACTCATGTTACTTTCCACCCGGTTCAAAAGTCTGCAAATAGACTTTTACAAGTACGTTACACTATAAGAATTAGAGTGGCCTAAAGTTGGTTAAATATAAGATAACGAGGAATTACAATGGCATATGATGTCAATAAATCAGATGGTACGCTACTAACAAGTATTGCCGATGGCACCTTGGATGTCAGCACCAGCATTAGGCTAGTGGGTAAAAACTATGCCGGCTACGGTGAAGTAATGGCAGAAAACCTAGTAGCAATGCTAGAAAACTTTTCTTACCCTACTGCACCTGCAAATCCGATTGTTGGACAGCTATGGTTTAACAAATCTACAAAAGCTCTTAGTGTTTTTGACACCAGCGGCGCATGGAAAGAAATTGCTAACAGATACGTCCGTGACACGGAACCGTTAGTAGCTGGAAACAGAGCTGGAGATTTTTGGTTCAACCCTGCTACAAAAACATTATATGTATGGGATGGTACAAAGTGGGTAATGTTAGGATTCCCCGACAGCAACACAATTGTTTATGCAACTATAAGAGATACAAACGGACTTTTCCATGACGTCATTATTCATTATAACACTGAAAAAGTTGTTATTAATCAAGGACAACCCAATCAAACAGTAACAGCAACTAAGAGAATTATGGGTATAATGAGTGCAGACGAGTTTACTCCTAACGCTACAGAAACTGCTATTCTTCCAGAATTTCCAACTATTGGCAAAGGTTTTAATTTAGCTAATAGAACAGGTGTTAAATTCCGAGGCGTTGCGATTCAAGCAGAATTTGCTGACGTTGCAGAATATTATGAATCAGATGTTCCTTACACACCAGGAACAGTAATTAAATTGGGCGGCGAAAAGGAAGTTACTCAAACACAAAGCGAAGCAGACGACCAAGTGTTTGGCGTTGTTTCCACTGAGCCAGCCTTTATACTAAACGGTGCAGGCCTACGTAAAGGCCAAGCACTGCCAGTAGCTTTAACAGGTCGTGTGCCAGTGCAAGTAGTAGGTCCTGTGTGGAAAGGAGCTAGACTAGTTTCTAGCAATATGCCAGGAATTGCTAAAGCGGTTGAACGACCAGACCCCTACACAGTCATCGGTCGTTCGTTAGTAAATTCTGACGAACAAGGCGTCAGATTAATCGAGGCTGTCGTAGGAGTACGTTAAAGTGACTGATTTTATCCAAGGTCAAATAGTAACAGCGGCTCAATGGAATGAGCTAGCTCAGGCCGTGAATAAAATCTGGGGACCTACCGAACAAGGTGGTGGCCCTACAACTGATCCTGCAAGAAAAGCGTTGTTAAAATATGGTTGGGGACAAACTCCCACTGCACAATTAGCAGTAGTCGGAAATAAAATAACCAGTTCATTATGGAATAGTACCATTGACATAGTTAACATTTCTGCACATAATACAGGGTCGTTGCCACTAACAACTAATTTGTCTAGAACAGCGGTGGGACAACTTATTACGGCGCAACAAGCACAGGTTCTTAAAGTATTAAATTCACTGGTTGATACAAATAAAAACAATTTAGTATCTGCAAGAAAACAATTTGCAACATTAGGTACTACATCAAGATCTACTCCATGGAAATATAAAATATCAGCTACGGTTAATTATCAATTTGGTAGTTTTGACCAAGCTAGGTGGTTTTTTAATAGCGGCGGTCAGTTACGATTGCATATGACTGCCAGCGGAGGTAGCGGCCGCGGCTATCAGTCATGGCAAGATGTATACAGCAAACTAGGAACATTTGTATTAGATATCAATACTGCATCAAATACAGGCACTTATGCAGTTAGCGAAAATAAAGGATTTTATGACCTTTCGGCCAATGAAATATTATTAATGACAGCCAGTAGTGCTGGCTCAGGTGGCGGTTATGGCGGTTACGGTGGTTATGGCGGCTACGGGGGATATGGAGGTTACGGTGGTTATGGCGGCTACGGGGGATATGGAGGTTACGGTGGTTATGGCGGATATTCCACATTTAGACTTAAGGTCTATGGTCGATTAGTAGACAATAACGGAACCGTTGCTATTAGATTTGAGTTGGACAACATGGCATTTAGAATAAATGTAAACGGTACACACGTACTAACATCTAATGTAATGTATGCGGCGCCCAATTCATTCGGTCAATCCAATTTTAATATTACTCCTCCTGCTTATATTTTGGCAGAAGGATTTACAACTTCCGGTGTAGACAGCTAAATCTATTGCGATAAATATCTGCGTACTTAATACACAGAGAAAGATCGCAATGGATAAACGTCTTCAAGAAGCCTTAGACTTTAGCAATTATCGTCTAACACTATCAAATCAAAGAAATAATCTCAAACAAAGAGCAGAAATTCAAAAGTTAGTAAACCATAACAGTGGCATTTTCACAGCTTCTGTAGAAATTATGGGATACATAAACTATTTGATTTCTGTTAAAGCCGAACAGCAAGTATTCTTAGATAATAACGAAATGCCTGTTTTGGTAAAGGACCTTCCGGTATTTTTAGAAAAATTGAATAGTGCATACACTATGGCTATGAATGATTTTTTTGTTGAAAACGAAAAACTAAAGCGGCAACGTAATCTTAAAAGTTTGGTAAACATCAATGAGTAAAGGTGTAGTTCTATTTGCCTATAACAACGACAAACTGGATTATACTAAACTGGCTGTAATGACAGCATTGTCTGTTAAGGCAAATTTAAAAAATAACAATGTAGCATTGCTCACAGATGTAAAAACCCATGAGCATTTAATAGAAACGCATCCTCGCAATTTAATTGACTATTGCTTTGACAAAATTATTGTAGAGGATATTAAACACGAAGAAAATACCCGTGTTCATAATGATAGTCCATGGCACAGTTTTCAAGCACAATTTAGTAACGGTAACAAGCATAATGTCTACGAGCTAAGTCCGTGGGATAAAAGTTTATTAATAGATGTTGATTATATTGTTAACAGTAATGCATTAGATTTATTATTTGAATCCGATTACGAACTAGCATTGTTTAGAAATGCTCGCGGTCTGCGCTGGGAACTGCCGCATCATGAAGAACAACGATTACATCCCGATGGCATTGACATGTGGTGGAGCACAGTTATATATTGGCAAAGAAGTGAACCCAGTACACAGTTTTTTAATATGTGGCATCATGTCAAAGATAATTACGATTACTATAAGTTCTTATATAAGTTTCCTGGTAAAATGTTTAGAACAGATTATGCTTCCAGCATTGCTATTCATTTAATGAACGGACAAAGAGAAGGTAATTGGGTTAAAGAAATACCTCCTGGCACGATGCGATTTATGGATCAAAAAGATGACCTGGTACAACTGAACGGAAAAAATGATTTTACTTTTCTCAGCAATTTTAGAAATGAACCTTGGAAGAATTTGCCAGTACGATTAGTAAATCAAGATATTCATATTATGAACAAGCTAGCATTACTACGTCACTACGATAAATTTATTAAGGATTATTATGTCTAATGGAATAATAACCTATGCAGACAGCGAACAGCATGTTCGACAAGCTGTATTGTTGTCCATAACAGCAAAGAAAAATAGTCAACTGAATACAAGCATTGTAGTACCTCGTCAAGACTTAGTAGACAAATATCAGCAATATTTTGACAATGTTCATGTAATAGAAAAAGTCGATTCTATAGAACGTGGACTAATCGATGGGCTTACGGCTAGCCTATACGATCGAACATTATTCTTATATAGCGATACGTTAATACTATCTGATATATCTAATATATTCCAATGGTTAGATTTTCATGATATTGTACTGAACAAAAAACTATTAGATTTTAAAGGTAGTAAAATTACTAGGCCGTTGTACGAGCAAAGAAAAATTATCGTTAGAAATAATTTACCAGATGTTTGGACCAATGCCATACTGTACAAAAAGACCAATGACTTTATGGAACTGACAAAACTAACACATCGAATAGTTACTTTTTGGAGACAATTCAAAGAACAATTCTTAAAAGAATATTCAATCGACGACAAGCTAACATTAAAATTCAATGTAGCATTTAGCCTAGCATTAAAATTATCAGATGTTTTCTATACAACAGGTTTAGAATTAACTACATTAAGCAAACAAGAGGAAAACACCGCCAGCATGTCTTGGGCTAATTTAGAATGGTTTAAATTTTTAAATTCTTGGATATTAGATAACAGCACAATTAAAGTTGAAAATTATATACAATCTGGAATTTGGCATTACACAAAAAATTGGGTCAACGAAGATATTTACAATAGGATATTAGCTGTATATGCATAACAGTCTAACAGAATTTGCATCGTTGTTTGAACAAACAGAAGTTGCTCCTATTGAGTATTTTGTTTATTATAATCCTGAAAACGGCGCCATAGACAAGATACAGTTACAACCTTTGCCACAAGGTGAGTATATACTAGTACCCGAATTTAACGAGCATATAAAAAATATATTAGATTCAAATGCAAGTGAAAACGATTATATCGTAGCATTTGATAAATCTCAAGACACAAAAGGGCTTTTTAAGAAAGACACTTTCTTAAGAAAGTTGCATTCTGACAGCGACAATTTGTATGGCATTCCCTTCAAATCAGAAGCTGACTACGAAGATCAAGTTAACTTAAACTTTCATTTAAACACCAAACAATTAGAAGTAGCAGTTAATAGGTCTTCTTTGGAAAACTTGCTTAAGGCAATGAGTACAGAAAGAATATTTGCACAGTCTGACGAGGATATTGTATTTTATATAGTAGACAAATACGATCCAAACAACATATACGAAACTATATTATGCAAACCTAACGATATTCTTAATAAACGTTTAAATTTTAATTTAGACTGGCTTACCGAAGACAAGTTAAATCGATTAATAGTATGGACCAAACGTTTTTTTCATTCGTATTCTTGGAGTTGGCAAACCAAACAATTTATAACGCCATTCTCTGGCGGGTGTGTTTATAGTATTAATACCGCTGAGTGCTCTAACAACGAAGACTGTCACCTAAGGTTGAAATTTACAGATAAAGGTGTTATTATTACAAGTAATCTTAAGGATCCAAATAAGTTAAGATTTTATGATACTTTGGCAGTACATATGATCAAACATAATGACCCCAGTCAATACTATGGCACATTTGGTATACCACCCAACGAAGTGGCCAATGGTAAAACATATACCATTGACTATGTTAAAGGATATCAAAATATGGGGCTCATATTTGATAATACTAATTTAAGATTACATTGGACAATAGAAAGAAATTAATGCTAGTACCTATTACAGAATTTGATGTAGTGTTCATGAGTTATGACGAGCCAAATGCAGACGAAAATTATGCAGACTTGTTAACAAAAATTCCATGGGCGCAACGTAGTCACGGAGTTAAAGGCAGTGATGCTTGCCATAAAGCCGCCGCCGCATTGTGTAACACTGAAAGATTCATTACTATTGATGCAGATAACATTGTTCGCGAAGACTTTATGAACATTCAAATTGACATGCGTAAAATTGACCGCAGTGATGTGATTAGTTGGGCAGGAAAGAATATTGTTAACGGCTTAGTCTACGGCAATGGTGGTATCAAGTGCTGGCCCAAGCACGTAGTCGAACAAATGAAAAGCCATGAAGCTTCTGATACTCCAGAAAGCCAAGTGGACTTTTGCTGGAACATTAATTATGTTCAGATGAATAATGTTTATAGTGACGTGATGAACAATGCTACTCCTTATCAAGCATATAGAGCAGGCTTTAGAGAAGGTGTTAAGTTAGGCCTGGAACGCGGAGTAACAGTGGACCCTAGGCGATTTAAACAAGCAGTACATTATAAAAATTATCAAAGACTTTTAGTATGGGCCAGCGTGGGCGCAGACGTAGCCAACGGGGAATGGGCAGTATATGGGACTAGACTGGGTTGTTATTTAACAAACATGAAACGAGATGAATTTGATTTTGTTAATGTCAGAGACTTTGAATGGCACGACGAGTTTTGGGCCAAAGAAGTAGCTCCTAAGTTTGTAGGACAAGGTATGTCTTGTCCTCGTAGCGGTTACAGTTGGAATCCTACTAAGTTATTAGAAGAGACAAAACGATTGGGCGTTATTCTAAAACAAGAACTAGGTTTAGAACTAGCAGACTTAGACGAAGATGCTAGCAAGTTTTTTAAAGCAACGTATGTTAATCCTAATAGGTTGGGACCAATGATTAGAGAAGATGCTGTATTAAAAGGTGTAGGATCTGATAATGAGTGATTATAGTTACTTTAATCAACGACTAGGGCACATTAAACAAGTTATTGATAATGTTAGTCCTAGCTTTTGTGCGGCTAAATGGACCCAAGTAACTATTCATTTGCAAACAGGAATGACACACAGTTGTCACCATCCTATGCAACATAAGATTCCTTTAGAAGAAATAAAAACAAACCCTAGTGCATTACACAATACACAATATAAAAAATCTCTAAGAGCACAAATGCTCGAAGGTACTAGACCCACTGAATGTGATTATTGCTGGCGTGTAGAAGATACAGAAGGTACTCACTTTAGTGATAGAATATTAAAGACAGCAGAAGAATGGAGTTATCCGTACATGCATAAAATTGTCAATGCAGATCCAACGGATAATACTGTTCCTACTTACGTTGAAGTTAGTTTTGGTAACGGCTGTAATTTTAAGTGTTCATATTGCAGTCCTGACATTAGTAGTAAGTGGATGGAAGAAGCAGTTAAATTTGGCCCTTATAATCTGCAAGGAATTAAATTTAATAACATAGAGCGCCTTAAAGAATTAGATCGCATGCCAATACCTGACAGGGAAGACAATCCTTACGTAGATGCTTGGTGGCAATGGTGGCCCGAGTTATATCCCAATTTACATACTTTTAGAATTACCGGTGGCGAGCCGTTAATGAACAAGAACACGTTTAGGACTTTAGACTATATAGAAGCCAATCCTAATCCTAATCTAAATTTTGCAATTAACACTAATTTATGTTTACCCGATTCTATTATAGATAAAACGATAGAACAACTAAAAAGAATCACAACAGCAAATGCGGTTAAGAAATTACATATCTATACCAGTGCAGATACATTTGGTCCCCAGGCCGATTATATTCGTCACGGTATGGATTACAAACAGTGGTACACAAATGTGCAACGTATAATTAAAGAATGTCCTGATGTGTCGGTTACTATTATGGTGACATTTAATGTATTAAGTTTGCCAATGTTCAAACATTTTTTAGAAGACATAGCCGCAATTAAAAACGATAAAAATATTTTAAGGTCCGAAAAAAGACCACATCCTTTGTATGTAGACTTTCCTTACTTAAGGCACCCGGACTTTTTAAGTAGTTTAATAGCTAATGATGAAATGAAAGCCAGTTATACAGAATGCATCAATTACATTAAACAAAATTTAGGACATGGCCATAAACATCCGGATCATTACGGATTTTATCAGCATGAATTACATGCAGCCGAACGAATTAAACATCTATTAGATAACCATAAACTAGATCCAGAAAAATTAAAAAGAGATAGACGAAACTTTGCATTGTTTATCGAAGAGCATGACAAAAGAAGAGGAACTAATTTCAAGGTTACATTTCCTGAATTAATTCCATTTTATATGGAGTCTCGCCGTGCTTGATGTTATATTTTTAAGTTATAACGAACCTAATGCAGAAGCAAACTACTCGAGATTATTAGAGTATGCTCCTCATGCAAAAAGAGTATCGGGGGTCAAAGGAATATTAGAAGCACATCAAGCTGCCGCAAGAAAAAGCATGACTAGTCATTTTTATGTTGTAGATGCAGATGCTTATATAGTTGATGATTTTTACTTTGACTACAGTCCAACTGTATCCGAATTAATCTACGGAAGAATACCGTCAACTGATTGTGTATTTTGTTGGACTAGTAAAAATCCTGTAAACAATCTAGTGTATGGATATGGCGGCGTAAAACTGTTTCGAAAAGATTTATTATTAAACATTAAAGAATGGCGTGTTGATCTTGCTACTAGTATGGGGGCAGAGTTTGTCAGCAAAGAACAAATAAGCAACATAACGCAATTCAACACTGATCCTTTTAGTACATGGCGTAGTGCGTTCAGAGAGTGTACTAAACTGGCCAGTGGTATAATTAGTGATGATGACATTACTAAACAACGTTTAGATACATGGTGTACTATCGCCGAAGGCAATTATGCCAAAGAAGCGATCTCTGGTGCTGTTGCTGGAAAACAGTACGGCACCGAAAATAAAAACAATCTAGAAGCACTTAAACGAGTTAATGATTTCGAGTGGTTATATGACAGATTTAGACAGCATTACACAAATAAGTAAATTTCCAGTAGTATTTGTTGACAGGCCTTTTACTGATCAAGAGTTATCGGCTATGACTAACGGACAAACTACTTGGTTTGTCAATAAAGAAATACAAGATTTAGAAGTATTTGAAAACTTTGATTGGGGCTTTTCTCCGATCGGCTACGAGTCTAAAAATCTACATATATGGATTTGGCCCGACAGAAGTTTTTGGTTAGCAAAATTAATTCCTGCTAGATGGGACGGCGGCTATGTTCAGTACATAACAGAACCAAAACGTCGAATAACTGTTAGCACATACTATAATGCTGACATTAAACAAATGGTAGACTTTTTACCGCCAACTTACGATTTGAAATATGAACATATATGGCTGTTTGACCCTGCTATTACAGACGGCGAAGACATTGAAGCTGTACGAATTTCTTATATTTCAGACCCGCAAGGATTAAAAATTGTAGATAAAACTGCAAAAAATCAGTTTAAATTAATAAAAAATACAAGTCTCCCTGACAGCATATACTCAGGCATAGACAATACTAATAACTTTCACTATAGCCAGGGAAAATATAGACATGTATGGAATTTGGCAGGAGATGTCGAACTACCAAATTACGATGTATGGGCATATAGTTTAGAGCCACAGCACTTTGTAGGCACAGTTGTAGAAGGCACGTTAAACGTTTTAAATTTCTATGATAATATGAAATGGGAAACCAATCCTTTGTTTGAAAACATTAACTTCAAAAACTTTGAGTATAACTATAGACCGCTAGCAGATAAGATGAATCTAACCCATACTTGGTATTTGGATTCTAGTCATACACCCCCCGGTGAAAGAATTTGGGCAGTCAGGCTAACACCCAGTGATTCTATAACAGGTGAGCTAGACATGGGTGAGATAGAGTTAAATCTCCAACCAAAAATACAAGTCAATCCGGATTTTCAATTATATGATTGGTCTAATGTAACAAACAAATTTGTTCCCAGTTATGATAGTTTACAATTCTTGCACGTTTGGTACTGTGAAGGTACAGATAAAAAGTACGGAGTTAAAGTTTCCTATGTAACAAATACTCAAGGATACAAAGAACAAGGTTACGCTAGACCCTTTATGACTGAGTGGAGCATCGGGCCCGGTGATACAAAACTATATTGGCATTTTGATAAAAATTGCATACCAGTGCCCCAGTGGAATAAAAAGTTTATGCCTGGCCGCGGTAACGAAGATAAAGTTCATGTGTTTACAATGACTAATCCTAAAACAGGCAGAGTAACTGAATGGGCAGGATGTTATCTAGTGCCACAAGGCATAGAGCTCACAGATAAAGTTAAACGTGGTGCTATAAAATGTTTTGAGCACGGGTGTACCGAGGAAGAATTTGACATTGTATTTTTGAGCAATAACGAGCCTTATGCAGACAGTAACTATGCAAAGCTAGAAAAATTAATTCATAATAAATCCAAGTTACATAGAGTTGACGGGGTCAAAGGAATATTAGAAGCACATAAGGCCGCTGCCAATGTAGTTACTACAGATATGTTTTATCTAGTAGATGCAGATTGTGTAGTCGAAGGTAGCTTTGCTTTTGACTTATATCCAAAGCCGCATGATAGAAATGTAGTCTATGTGTGGCACGTTAAGAATCCGGTTAACGGTTTAACTTATGGCTACGGTGGTGTAAAACTATTCCCTACCAAATTATTAAAAAATGCAACTGACTGGCGTGTTGACTTGGCTACTAGTATAGGTGCAGGATTTAAAGTTATACCAAGAGTTATAGGTACTACAGAATTTAATTGTGATCCAGAAACTGCATGGCGCAGTGGATTCAGGGAAGCGGCAAAACTGGCTAGTAAAGTAATTAAAAACCAAATTGACAGCGAGTCCGATCAACGATTACAAACATGGTGTACCGTTAATCTAGGTGTAAGTAACGGCGACTATGCCGTTGCAGGTGCGTGTGCTGGCAGAGATTGGATACAAAATAACAAAGATTCTATAAACATGATTAACGATTATGATTGGTTGCATACTCAATGGTTAAACTATGAATCTGCAAAGTAAAGACTTATTATACGGGCTCGATGAATACAAAAGAGTTCAAATAAACAAACCGTTGTTTAAGATGATTTACGACTATGTGCATCATGCCAGCGAAGAAAATAAACAAGCAGTAATTGACAGTGTTCCTTACATGATAAGAACAAAGACATCTGCTATTATTGACAGACTGGCAAATGACTTGGATAACGTAGATAAACTAATAGAGTTATTTTTAGCGACTCATACAGTTGATGCTACTCTATTAAGTAATTTACAAACAGCTATAAAAGAATTTCCCGAAGTCAACTGGCGAGACGGCCTAAGTAGGTTTCAAGTACAAAGTAAAATCTGGGCCGCAGAGCAACTAAAGTCTTACGACTTGGGTACTATATGCTTATGTGGAGGCTGGATAGGAACGCTGGCCCGAATTATATTAATAGAAGCCAATGATAATTCAAAAGTTATAAGCTACGATATAGATGATGTTGCTAATCGTGCTGGTATGATTTTAAATTTAGATTTAGCTAGTAAAGGAAAGTACTTGGCTGTCGATCATGATATCTATACAGTTGATTATTCAGTCCATGACACAATTGTCAATACAATATGCGAGCATGTAGCCAACTTTCAAGCATGGTTAGATATGATACCTACAGGAAAATTATTACTACTTCAAACAAATAATATGTTTGAGATGCAGGATCATGTTAATTGTGTAGAAACTCTTGAGGAATTTGAAAAACAATGCCATGACATTGACATTGTTTATTCTGGCTCTATATCCTATGCAGGCTGGCATAGGTTTATGATTATTGGCTTTAAACGTTAACCAATATAAACGTCAAACTGACAGTTATTTGCAGTTACCCATTCGTCCATTAGCATACCGCGTTGAACTAGTAGTTCTTCGTTGGCATTAACAAAAGACCTTAAATCGTTGTCGTTGGTAAACTCCATGGTAACTGTACTAGTTAACCGGTCTTCGCTTATTTCTACCTTTGTGCCCACAAATCCTGGATGCTCCATGGCATTCATTCTCATTTGTGTCATAACAGGATGGTCCTTGTACTTCAGAAAGAAAAACTCAATATCTTCGCTGGGACGCTTCATAATAGTGATAATTTTAATGCTCATAATATTCTCCAAGTTGTATATTTAGTTAATAACAAATTCATAATTCTTTAATCTGGCAAGTGCAGGTATTTGATTGGGCTCCAGAGTCCAGTTACGTATAATTACAGGTTCGGGATTCCTACCTTCAAGTATTCCTAATATATTACTACCAAATTCAAATTTAGCTCTATTATAAGGAGGAATAATTTCAACAAATCCCATTTTAAATATCAAGTTTCTATCTTGTTCTGTTCGCTTAATGCTTTTAATAGAAACTACAGCATCTTTATATGTTCGCGCCATATAAGATACATACCGTTGATGATTTATTGCACTGTCATAAAAAATATCAGTTAAAAACTGATTCATTGTCATTAGGCCTTTTTTGTTTAATCCAAAAAAAGAATTTTCAGAGTCAATAAAGACATTTCCTATAGTGGCATAAGGCATACTAGACCAATGACTACGTGTAGCAAACATTATAAGTTCGCCCTTGTCATTTTTGTAACCCCATGCACTATGACCTAGTCGATTACTACATGCAACTTCGAATGCTTTTTGAAAATATTGATCTAACGTTGTTGTTATTTTAACTTTCAAATTAGAATTTCTAGTTTTATAAATTTCTAAAATGCGGGGCAAATCGTCAACAGTTAACTGATATGCAACATTGTTTAACATAGATAATCCTCTATTTTAATGTCATCTACAAATTCAAACTTATCTGTAATAAAGTTATTAACTCTTCGATATCTAAATACACCAGGCAAGCTAGGAAATTTAGTTTTGCGTTCAAGATAGTCACTGTCCTTGCTTAATTTATAGATAAGTTCTTTAGCAGGGAACTTATAACTTACCCACGTATTTTTAATTTTCTTATCAGGATTGTTTATACTCCACTGTTGCCATTCTTCGCTAGCCCAGAAATGGCATACATGCTTATTCAAGAATTCGTCATTGACAATTAATGAATCATTTTTATGACTCATAATTCTAAACTCAACGGCCTGCCACTTCATTGCAAAGTTTTGATACCATAAGTAATCAGCCCATGTTTTAATTTCCCATGGACAAGTTTTTATCAATTGCTCCATTTGGTCCAAGAACCAATTAGTTTTATCTGCATCATTTATTTTAGCGTTAAAGAAATCAAATGCAAATACTTTGTAGTTGCCAGTAATAACGGCCTCGGTTGCAAAAAAATCAATGCTAGATTTTAAAGTTAAACTACCGAATACATTGTCAGCGAACTCTCCTGTAATAACGTAATTAAAGTGATTGAAATAATTTTCAAAACTGTTAGAACTTTCTGTTTTGTAATTTCGTTTAATTACAGTTTCGTATAGTACAGGATTTTCTTGTATGCTATTGCTGTTTAATATAATTAACAATCTTTCTTTAAATTCTTTACTGGCGTATGTATGCATTAAATTAACAATTAAAGTACTGTCAATTCCACCGCTGTACATAATTACAGGTCTTAATTTAGTAGTTCTTATATGCAGTTCAATTTTTTGCCATGTTAGATAACAAAGTTCTTCAAACGTATATACACTTGGTTGTAGCGCAGGCATAGGATGTCTGTTAACTAAATTAACCGGCATCTTTATAGTTCCAGTTCGGTCTACAAGGCTTATGCCACTGTTAAATGCTTTACTGAATACACTGAATTTATCTAGCTCAGGATACTTAGAGCACCATTGCGGTTTATATAAGTCTAACTGATTATAATATATTAACGAACTCATAATAGTATATTCAAAAATGTTTCTTTGTGCAAGCTATCCATAACTTGTTTTACTTCTCCAGCAGTCTTGGCTTGTTTTAGTAATCGCATATATTTGATTCTAAACCATTCTGTTTTAGTCATCATTTCTAAATGCATTGTATATTGCAATATGATTTGATCTGCGGCTTGCTCAACAGTACAGTTATCTAACTCTGCATAATCTAGTACTAGTTGTACTCGGTTATGGCCAACTAATTTAGCATCGTAGCTGTGTTCTTTTAGTAAGCAGGCCTGATCGTATTTCATCTTGTATACTTCTGATTGCCCGGCACAAATTTCAATTTCTTTTACTCTAGCTAGATTTATTTTAGTTAATATATCATAGTAACTCCATAATTTGTATTCTACAAACTTACGATAGTCATCGATATTTTCACCTGGACTATAAACAATTTTAGAACCACGAAGCATAAAGTCGCTAGGGTTAGATTTAAATTGTGATTCGAGATTCTTGTCTAGATCTCCTGTGTATACATGAGTATCAAAAAAACATTCATTAACAAAATATAAATGTTTCTTGTCCTGAGCATGTACTAACACTCTATTCATACTGTTAGTTAATATGTGTACCCACATGTCTGTCTCTCTTATAAATTAAAAAGTCTTTGTTTGTAAAGTTTAAACCATTCAGTTTTTTTGTCTTTTAAAAAATCTGCACTGACATTTTTAACGCTCATTCCTGCTAAATCGTCGGCGGTTAAACCAGTGCCATTCATCCACATGAACTGGAAGAAGCCAGCTGGCTTGATCCGCCCACTTCGGTACCCTCGCATAATATATTCATCGGCAATTGCCCACGCTTTAGGTAGCGTCATATGAGGATTGCTCCACATACTCCAACGGAAAAAACTATTGTTAGCAACACCTTTGTTGATAATGTTGTAACCATAGGCTTCCGGATTAGCTTCAAACTTGCTGGGCCAAATTTTCTTTTCGTTAATGTTAAAGCCCAGCGGCTCAACAGTATATCCATCCAATGGACAGTTTTCATCTTCGACCCATTCCATCCATTCACGAAATGTTTCTTCTGTTTCGTGTGGCAAGCCTACAATAAAGCCACTGCTCATTGTAATATCTTTACCCCATGCTTCGTCACGTAACCAGTGCAATAATTCTTTGCTTTTCTCTGGGTGCAGGCCTTTGCCAATAGCTAATGCACTTTTATGATTTAGACTTTCTAAACCAAACACACAAGTCTTAAGTCCGCTTTCTTTTAGTAGCGGCGCCATATCTCGATTAGCGTGAATTAAGTCGTGTCGCAAATATGCACTGAATTGTATTTTAAATGGTAGTTGCGAAAATACTTCGTTGTAAAGTTTTTCTACTTTGTAGATACTGTCGTTGTAAGTGTCGTCAGCAAAGATATAATTCGTTATTCCCCACTTTTCATAGTTGCGTATAAATTCTTCTTTAAGTGGTGTACTGTCTTTGATATAATCAAACTTGTCTTTGCCATTCATAGGAAAGCTACAAAAATCACATCTAAAGATACAACCCCTACTAATTTCAATGGGCAACACTTCATTGTCGTAAATTAAGTCATTGTCTTGCCATAGTACTTGGCTAGTTTGAAAGTTCCACTCAGGATCTTTGATCCAATCTATTTCTATTTGATGATCATTGATAGGAATCATCTTTAACACAGATTGATCATAAGGCTTGCCCGACAAATAATGTGCATATTCTACAGTAGTGTGGTCCGCATAGCCGTGAATAAAACAGTCTACTAATTTACTGTTTTTGTATTGACTGCGCTGGCCACCTAAAACAATTTTAGTATTAGGATTGACTTCTTTAATGTGTTTAATAAATGCGTAACTGACTTCGGGTCTAAATGGAAAATCTTCTGTATATCTTAATTCTCTACGATAATGGTTAGGTCTACTGTTATCGCTGAGTGCTTGATCTCGTATAGCATAAAGAGTGCTACTAAAGCCAACAAATAATGTATTGGAACCTACAAATTTATCTACAATTTGATTAAGCTCTTCGGGTGTCCATTCAGTTAAGTAATCTACTACCTGTACCGTATAGCCATTTTTACGCAACTCCGTGGCAATACGATACGCACCTATTAGGCGTTGAAATACGGTCGTGCTGGTAAATTCAGTAAAAATTAAAATATCGACAGTCATTAAATTCTTTTGAGTATAGGATAAAAAATCATACAAGGGTCAAATTCCCACCACTTTTCTCCAAAATTATAATTACCAGGATGTTTGTGATGGTTGTTGTGCCAACCCTGACCCCAAGCAAAATAACCCAATACAGGTACATTATGGCTGTTGTCGTTGATTTCGTGATTCCTATAACCAACGTTCTTTAAATGACAGAACATGTTGATGCAAGCTTCTTGATGAATACCTGTAATCATAGGCAACAAAATTAAACAAACGGCTAACTGCCAATTGATTAATGCTGTAACAATGATTACACTCCATACTAGTTTATAATAGTTGGTATGTACCCATACTTGAAATTTGTCACGTAATAGATCCACAGCATATTTCAAGTTAACATCAGTGGGAGTAATCTTCCAACTCCAACTTAGGTAAGAATGAAATAAACCGTGTATAGGACTGTGTATATCTCGAGGTGTGTCGGCGTGACTGTGATGATAGCCCCTGTGTAGTGCTACCCAGAAAATAGGACTTCCTTGCCCGGCCATACAGCCCAGCAATGTTAGAACTCTTTTGGTAAACTTACTTGTTTCCGGCAAACATTTGTGGCTTAGTACTCTGTGCAGACCAATAGCACTGCCTAGTCCGCTAATTAATATCCAGCCGACAGGCCAGAACCAAAGGTAATTTAAATTACCCCATAATGCCATGGCAATAGCGCCCAGCAAGGCTGCAATATGTACAGGCCAAAATAGTTTTATGCTGTGTCCAGTAGTTTTCATATTGATATTTATATCAGACAATTTCTTGTCTAAATTCTGGACGTAGGTACTGCATAGTAACAACTAAATCAGTGGGCCATAATGCACTATTCATTAACCACATCCATTGGTCTAAAAATGGTGGTCGTGTATTAGCAGGAATTACATTTATTACTACGCTGTCGTACCGTTCTTGACGTTGTTTGACATATTTAGGCCAAATACGTTTGTGCGCCAAATAGTAGCGTTTAGGATAAGCCATAATGTATTGAAAACAATCTCGTTTTTCTGCAAAATCGATGGCATGTTGCATTACTTCAACTAAGCCGTTTCTGTTGCCCAAACTAGGAATACGTTCTGCTCTACGTGTAATAGCTTTTTGAATATACCACATGTTAACATCAGGATTAAAATACTGAGTCATTGCGGCATACAATCGATTGTTATTTGTTTCGTCGACATAGCCCCACATCATAAATTGTGGATTGTCTTCTCCTAAATATAAATTAGCAAGATTGTTATGGCGACTCATAGCCATATCTGCCCTGTAATAAGGCACACTACTAACATCAACTCCTGCAAAAGTATTGTAATCTTGCTGAATATCGTTGATTTGGTCAAAGTAGCTTAGGTCTAGTTTTACGATTTTCATTCTAGCGTCTTAATAAAGTCTGTGGCTAACATTTCAAACCTATGGTCGTTATAAGGTATATACTGTAGCATTTCATGTTGAGCCTGCACGTTTAACAATTTGAGTGTTTCATAGCCGTGATATTTTTTTCTAGGCTTGAGAAAGAAGTACTTATTATATATTGAATACTTGCTACTTGCAATACTTAATTTTCCCGGAAGTCTATCGGCTAATAAATCCTGTACAATAGAATCATTTACATAGGCTTTCATGATTTCGGGAGTATAACTAAAGAACTCACTGATAACAGGTCGCTGATTCAATACACTATATTTTGGCACACTAAGATCATTGTTTTCCCTGACATAATACACCCAATTGTATTCTTGTTTGGGTTCGTCGGCCATCCAAGACTTCCAATTGAATATTTTTTCAAAGAATACTTCTCCGGTGCCCAATACAGGGATATCATCTTGTATCTTGTCTAGTGCCCACAAGCATTGTATTTGTGCTAGTTGGATACTTTGATACTTCATACCCAGTGGAATATATTCCTTACTGCGATAAAATTCTACTATATCTAGTTCTAAAACAGTATGCGGAACATTGTGATACACACAAAAATCTGTGGCATATTGTATATCATGATCATTGTATCCGTCTTTGAAACGAATAATAGTTGCTTTTGTACGATGCTTTAGTCCAGCCCACATAAATGCTTGTAGAACAAGTTCACTGTCAATACCACCACTAAAGAACACGTTAAACTTTTGATTAGGGTATCGGTCTGCTAACATACGGCAAACATTAAGGCTTTCGTCCTTGAAGTTGCCTACCGGCCGGCTAGGTTTACCCCAGTGCATTTTAAATGTGCTATAAGGATTCTTACGCAATGCAAACGGAACGTTGTCATAGGTCCAGTGAAAGTGATTATTTTCTGTGTACTCTATCATGGTATATACGGTGGCATCTTGTCAAATTCGTGGTCAATGCTGATACGTATAAAACTTCTACGACCTTCACTGCCCTCCAAGATTTCCATATCTCCTCGTCTGTGTATTGTTGCCCAGTTATCAAATATTAATACATCACCCACTTCCCATTTATGCTCTAGAAAGTCTGTAGCTTCAATTTGTCCAACACTAAGATCACGCATAAACTCGTTAGGTAACCATACATCACCGTCTTCTTTTTTAATAACAGTTCTAAGTATCCAAGCACCGTCAGTACCAAATGCATTATATCTAACAAATTCTTCACCTGTCCATGGATGACGATCAATTGCAGGATACCATTTTTGATTTGTAAAATTTTTCTGCCAACTATTATATAAGAAATTTAAATTCTTTAAATTAATGTTATGTGGCGGCTTGTTATCCCAATCCCTGCGAATAATCCCTAAGTCTGCAACATCAGTGGACCCGCCTTTCATCTTAGTAGGCAAGTCTGTACAGTATAACAGTCTAAAGGGAAAAGGTTCTAATCCTCGTTCATTGGCAATATCACAGTGCCATGTTAGACTTTTGTATAATCTAGGATAGCTTTTGTCGTCGTACTCTGTATATGCTACTTCGTTGGCAGCTACTTTGAAATGTTCTTTAGTATGATTTTGATACATGTCAGCAGTCCATGGCTTGCCAAACTTCTTACTAAATGCAGCCATTTCATCGGCGCTAACGTTAACGTTTTTAAACACAAGAGCCTTGCGTCGATAAATTAATTCTCTTAATTCAAAGTCGTCAAACTGCATCATTTCATCAAAGGATGCTTCTACTAGACTACCAATGTCTTTGTTAATAGGTGTATGTTTAATAGTCATAAAATCTAGGATTATGTGCAATGTCAAAAATAATATGCAGTCTATCTGTACTGCCTTTATTTTCTCCCCAGTGTTTAGCTCTGTTATTAAACCGCCACAGTTCGCCTGGCTGGCACTTAATATTTTCTGTTTCTGTAAAAAATTCTACGTCAGGATTTGTAGTTAATACAATATGATATCTATTATGTATAGCAAAGTATAATCCAGGATCTACGTGCGGATAAATCTTTCCTCCTGGGACAAGTTTAGATATATATGCCCTGCCTAAATGTCCTGCGGGTAGTAGAGTCATTGCATGTTCTATTAGTTTACGCACCTGATTTAACTGTTTAAAAGCTTCTGTATCAATAATAGATCTAGCCTGTTGATCAGCAAGGTCTTTGGCGTCCCAGTGTTCGCCTTCTTTTCGGCTTTGTACTTCTACCGGCGGATGTATGCGTAGATGTATGCTTTCTACTTCTTCTAGTGCAGGACTAATTGCCTTAACTTTTGTATGAGGAGCAAATAAGTTGTTATTTGCCATTACTTCTTCTAAGGCAGGTATAACATTTAAATTGGATGCAATGTGGTCAAAAAATATCATGTTTTATATGTAGAACATACTAAGTGTACCCTAGGTTGGAAACTAGCGTTCAGTGCTGTATGCCAAACTGTACTTACTAATGTATATAATCTACCCTCTTCTTCCATTCTGTAAAGGCCTTTTTCTGTAGCAATAAAGTTATTGGCATTAGTACTTATAGGTACATGGTATCTAATTTCATCGCTGTCTTTGTGCCAACTATAACAAGTTTTAGGTTTGAGTAACATTAATCGAATCCGACCTAACGGTAAAGGACTTATTTCTTTTATTTGATTAATTACTTCTTCCCAGTATCTTCCTTTAACGTAATCACAAATATGAGTATAATTGTCTTCTTGATCTATCTCTACATTGTTTTTACGATCATATAAGCTACCTACTCCGTCGTATAATTGTTCTTTAACAGTTGTAAATTTGCCGCTGTGACTAAGAGCCAGTTGATTGGCATCCTTATGAAAAGGATATTGGTGGTATAATAAGCCCAGCTCTCTTTTTAACTTTGCCGGATCAAATTTAATATCTAATTTTTGTACGTCTAAAGTGTCTGACATTATATTGTACTAGTGTCGCCTTTGTATGTTACATTACTTATGTAACTTTTCTCATCGGCAATATCTACAGCAAATGCAACAACCTTTACCAACTGATCTACAGACATAATACTGCTAGGCTGGCGCAGTTGTGCATAGGTATATGTGCTAGTTTCCGTTAAGAAGTCAGTTTTAATATGCCCGGGCTTGATGTTGATAATTTTACATTTACAGCCACCGGCCAAGTTCATTTGATAACTAGCATCGTCTAGAGCTTTTTTGTGAAGACCATATGGATAAACTTTACCTAAATGCATACAAGCATCGCCAGCCAAACTGCTCATATTAACAATCATATAATTAGATTTCTTTTGGTGAAAATTATACCAACGTTGTAGTAAGTCTACTTGGGAATATCTAAAGTAAGCATTGTTGATAAACAAATCACAGTCCTGACTTTCGTTTATAATGCGTTCTTGGTCAACACCTTTACTGATATCATATCCGTTAGTGCGACTAAAGCCTATAACTTCTATACCAAGGGCTGTGTAGTAATTGGCCAAGGCCGATCCTATACCTTTAGTGTGTCCAGTAATAGCTATCTTATTTGGTCTCATTGCAGTTCTCGCAGGTTATTTGTTTTAAGTAGCCAATGAAATCATAATCGGCTCCGTCTTTAAGTGGCATAGTTGCTACCCATTGACAACACTCGCTGGGCATATATCCTTTAGGTAATGGTCCACATACGCCTAATTTTGTTTCATGCATTTTAAAATTATAGCCGCCATTGGCGTTAACTAAATCTATAAATTTACTGAAACTTCTTTGTTTATCTTCACGACTAATAAACACGCAATCTAAATTCAAACTTTTGGCAACAGCTATTTGTCTAGGTATTAGATATGCGCTATTAACGTACCTATCACTGGGTTCAAATTTTTGTAAATGTGCGTGTCTAAATTTAGGAGGTATGTAAAATCTAGCACTAACTCTAGCCTTACCTGTGCCCCACCTGTCAGGTTGAATTTGCATACCACTAAAAGCTAAAACCTCACTACCGCGTATAGCAACAGTGAGGCTAGCAAAATCTTTTGGCTGAATATCAACGTAATTGGCTTTTAGCTCATCATCGCCTAGTTGAATTTCTTCTACTACTTTGTTGAACAATTCCAAATACGTTGAATTTCTGCATAAGTCAGTTACAATTACTTGGTTAACCATTTCTCTGTGAATTCTTTAATTTCACGTTGTCCCATGCCATACTGTTTAGCAATGCCGTTAATATCCCTGAAGTCTTCTAATAGGTCTAACCATTTATCTTGACCGATTAAACGTTTAATTAAGTCTACTTCCATTCTACTGCACGATATGCTGTATTGTTCGTAATCTTCGAAGGCCTCGCACACTTGAGGAAACAAGGGCTTTACCAGGTCATACATCGCTCTTGCAAACTCTTGAATCTCCCATTGTGCATGACTGTCCATTCTTAGTCGGGCCATGTGGAGGAAGTTTTTGAGGTTTGCTTTCCAGTAGAGTTCTGTATAGCCGCCCACTGGGAGTACGCTTCTGGACAGTTCGCGAGTAAGGCCAGTCCCATCCTTTCCCAAAAGCTCGGTGTATTCTTTATAAGCATTGAAAAAACTTCGTTGGAAGGCATGTTGCACTCCTCGTTTTTCTTCGAATCCCCAGTCATTGTCTTCTCTCCCTTGCTTGTTAGTAGAACTTTGTTGTTGTATTTGTTCTAGTTCAGGAATATAAAACTCGTCTGTCATCACGCTATAACGAGCACTATATTCGTTCATGCTGGCAGTACGATGTCGTACTAATTGTCGCATAACAAAAATAGGCAATTTAATATGAAACTTTACTTCACACATCTCAAATGGTGTTGTGTGTTTGTGTCTCATTAAATAGCGAATTAAATTTCTATCATCTTGAACTTGTTTTGTTCCTGCTCCGTAGCTAACACGAGCAGCCTGCACTACTGCTCCGTCACTGCCCATGTGATCCACTAGTCCTACAAAGCCGTGATCTAGTACAGGAACATAATTTTTATCTTGTTCAAAATTAATTTCGCTTCTTGTTGTCATCTGTGTCTCCGCCGCTCTCAAAATGTTTAGCCATTAATGTACTAACATACTTCTTCATGTGTTTTTTGATTCTTGCAAGGTCCATGGTTATCTCAACATCGGATACCATTTCTTTGGTTTCAATTAAGCCTTCTTCTTGTAATTTTTCTGGTAAACTGTCTAGCTTTGCTATCTCGTTTCCTGTAAATCTAATAGTTTGCCCGTTAGTTAAATGAACCAATACTTCTTCAATATATTCAGCAGGAACTTGGTTCATTACAACATCGTCGAGGATGTCGTCAAAGCCACGATCTTTTTTTCTAATAGCCATGTCATTCTTTTATGTGACCTTTTCGAACTAAGTTTTCTTCGTATTCTAATGCCGCAACTATTACAGCCGCCGCTTTTACCAAACTACTATGAAAATCCAGTCTAGTAGGTTTTATACCTTTGCGAGTACAGTCTTGTGTTAAGTAATGACCAGCTATTGCTAGCCAGTCATTTACATTATTAACAAGGTCATATTCGCTTCCTGGCAAATCTATTTGCCGTTGTCGCTCTATTTTAACTTCTTCTAAAATTTTGTCAAGCAACGACATTAGATTTCTTAGATGATTTTTTAACTTTAGGTGGATCTAAATCGTCAGCTTGCTTGCGTAAGTCTTCTGCTTGCTTTTCAAACAGAGATGCTTGACGACGAAGATCGGATGCTAGTTTACTATTATCTAACACACCTTCAGTAGTATTAGGCTCATCACCATTCATGGCTGAAATCTGATTGTTGAGTTCCAACAAACTAATTTCAATATCAGGTCTAGGACGCATTGTGACTGCATCTGTTTTAACCTTCATTAACCATCCTTTTTGATGCATGGTGGTTAACATATTGGTGCCATCACTAAAGAACTGACGATTTGCATATTCATAAAAATCTAAGGCTTCCTGGGCTGTGATAGTTTCAACAGCATCCATTAAGTCGTCGTGGTACTTATCAGGTAAGGCGTCTGTGTCAACGACCAAACAATTAGTTGGTTCGTTTGGGATTTGTCTAAAAACAACAAGTGCTCTATGACCTGTTGCATTTAAAACTCCCACGTGTCTGAGAAATTTCATCTTAGTCTCCAATTACTGTACTTTTGCATCGGCAGGTACAGTTTCAGCCGGAGCTGCCGCTGGTGCGTTAGCTTCTGCTTCTGCCTTTTGTGCTTCTTGTTGCTTGGCAACTTCAGATAAGAAAGCCTGAATACGCTCATAGCATTCGCCAACTGATTTAGCTTCTGCGGCCCTAAAGGCACCGCGTTGTACGGCGATGTCAATGATCTGAGCGGCCAATTGAATATCGGAAATTTGTAATTCCATTTTAAAGTTCTCCTTGTTACTGTGTATGATTGCTACTGTTAAAGCTAGCTATAATATTTAGCTTCTTAAGATGCTGGGTCATGATCCAACACTTCGCTCCAAGTGCTGAGTTTGAGCAAAAAACTGTCTTCAGCTTCGTTGAGCTCTATTACTGCTTTTCCGTTTTCTGCATAAACGGAAAAAGGCCCTGTGGCATGCAGGGCCAGATAGTCTTTGGCTATCCAAATAATGTTGCTTAAATGATTTGGATCACGTGCGACAACGGTATGTCGATAGCTCATTAACTATGTTCATACTGTACCGTTACTCCGAAAGGTGCAGTAATGTCTCTGCCAGAATTGATAACCCAAAGGGTATCACAAAAGTCCTTGTCGCCCCATTCACCGTAGGGATAACCGTCGGTAAAGACTACCAGTTGTTTGGGTTCCATGTCATGTTCTTTCATGTATTCCCAATTAACCATAAAGTCAGTACCGCCACCACCACCGGGTTGGTAGCTACGAATGTCATCGCCTTGGTCAGAACTAAAGTTTTGGTCTGCGTGAATAGCAGTATCAAAACACCACACTCGAATGTTCCAAGCATCGTAGTTATCCATAATGCCTTTAACTTCGCTGAGGAAATCTCGAATCATTTCTTCCGAAATACTACCCGAAGTGTCAATGGCAACGTGTACGTTAACTTCTTCGCCAGGCAACATGCCAGGCAGTACAGCACCGGTATGCCATGCTTTACGGCTAGGACGAGTAAACGAATAGTCGTTACGGATCATACTTTCCAATTGAATACGCAACAGGTCTTTCCAGTTAAGTTTTGGAGCAGTAAGTTCTTGGATCATGCGAGCAACAGCCGCTGGGACTTTGCCTGCGCCTGCGGCCTGCGCGGCTTGCAGTACAGCATTTTTAATTTCGTCTTGCAGAGCCTTGCGTTCTTCTTCTGACATTTTGCCAGCGCCTGGCATTACAACTTCAATACCTTGGCCTTCACCTTCCTTGCCGCTACCGTCAGCAGTAAGGTCAATGTGCATGTCCAGCGGCATTTTAATAGTAACAGCATCTTCCATGAGCTTGTCATAGATCTGTTCAGTAGTCATATCTGCATATTTACGATCCAGCAAGATATCTACTTTACGAATAACGTCGCCGATCTTGTCGCGCTCAAGAATGAGGTTAATAACGTAATCACCTGCCATGTTCCACACTTGAGGATTTCTGTCGCCGCGTCGGATCATGTGCTCAAAAACGCAATGCATGACTTCGTGACCAATAAGGAACATTAGTTCGCCATCACTTAGTGCATGAACAAAGTCTTTGTTAATGAACAGATTGCGACCGTCAACAGCCGCAGTAGGAATACGATCGGTAGCGTCTACAATTTTAAGACGAGTAGCAAGGTTACCAAAGAAGGGATGTTGGAGCAAGAGTTTGACACGTGCCTTGGTAACACGGTCTTTGATCTTTTCCCAAGGAAGATTACATTTGGGAAAAGTCTGCGAAGTTTTGTGTTCTGATTGTGTAGTCATTTGTATAGTGCTCCTAACTATTTAATGCTAGTATACATTATTTTGAGTTTACTGTCAATACCAAAAAAAGGACGGGCACCGAAGTGCCACGTCCAGGAGCAATCATTAGTTACCGATATCGATAACAAGGTGTGCATACTTCTTAAAGAACTCAGGGAAGTTCTTGAGCTTCTTGTGCTCAAAGGGTAGTGCATGAGTCTTCAATGCAGTATGGGCACCCATAATAACCATCTCAGGTTCGAAATTATCCATCATGTATTGGATAAAGTGTTCGCACATGGGATGCCAGTCAGTAAGGTTACCTGCCTTCTTGGCATTTTGGTAAGCGTCAACAAGTTCATAGCACAGGCTAGCAGTCAGCGAGTACATAGCAGACACTTCTTTGACCTTCAAGTCCTTGACCTTACCTGCAAGAATGTCAGTAGGGTTAGGCAGTTTGCTAGCAACCTTGCGGTGTGCCATAAACTTAATAGCAAGGCCTTCACCAACGCAACCTGCAACAATGTCAGTTTGCGTAGACTCGGTAAGTGTGCTGTCAAGCAGGTCGCTGACGAAGCTCCATGAGCGAGGAGTAGCAAACGAACGATCGTGTTGAGCAGGATCGAAGTTATACAGGTCGCCCTTGGCAAAGCTCAGGTAACCAACCACATCGGAGTCGATGCGATTAGCCAAAGCCCACTTTTGCCAATCTTCAAAGTCCACGCGAAGTTCAATGTGAACGAAACGGTTAGCCAGCGGGCTAGGCATACGATAAGTAACACCCTTGTCTGACATGCGGTTACCAGCGGCAACGATGCCAACACCTTTAGGCAGTTTATAAGTACCAACACGGCGGTTAAGAACCAACTGATAGGCCGCGGCCTGAACAGCAGGAGCCGCACTAACAAGTTCATCTAGAAACAGGATGTCGCTGGCTTCTTCGTCAGTAGGCAGTTCTGCGGGAGGTGCCCACGACATAGTGTTTTCGGTAGAGTTGTAATAAGGGATACCTTTAATGTCAGTAGGTTCCCACAAGTTCAAACGAACGTCCGTTACGGGACGATTATCTTCTTGTGCAAGCTCTGCAATGAGGTCGGACTTACCGATGCCGGGAGGACCCCAGATCATAACAGGGCGGCCTTTGGCCAATGCTTTGCGAATAATAACTTTCGCTTCGCTAATCTTAACAGTACGACTCTCAGCCATTTGTTGCTCCTAAATAAAACAAAAAGTGTTGTTGAAGTATGTATTATACATTTAAATGTATTTTCTGTCAATTCAATTTCTTAAACTGACAGAAAATACAGGGGCCTAGCCCCTGTATATTTAGGCGCTGGCCGCGTCTTTTTCTGCCTCAGTGGCATTGGGCATCACTTTATCCAAGTGACCCTCAGCACGGATCTCAGCCTTGGTCATTGCGCGGGGCAACTCCACAAAGTTGACATCAGTGTGGCCATTCTTCATCAGCACTTTGATGCGGGTTGCATCATTAGTGAAGCGGGCCTTAACCTTGCCCTTAAGAGTAGAAACACCAACGTAAGTAAACGTTTTATTAGACATATATGACTCCTGTCATTGTTGAAAAATTGTAGCACCTTGCTACAGCCATTATGTTACTATCAAATCGAATTCCTGTCAATTGATTTTGGAGAAATTGATTAGACAGCAACATAAATTCTTTTAATCCAAACGGCTTCCGGAATAGGCCCGGAATCCATATTTTTCGAACACTCGAGCGGCCGCAAAGGCACCTGCTTCTTTAGTGTCGACATTTTGGACGGGAAGTTCGGAAGGGTTCCAAAGACTGAAACACTTCTTGTAATCACTACGCTCGACACCTGCGGCTTTGAGCATCTTACCCAGTCGGGTATTGCCACGCACACCGTAAATGTCGACCCAGGCAAAGCCACAGGCAAATTGGTCTTGGCCACTGAGCTTTTCGTTGAAAAACTTAGTAGCGGCGTCGCGAGCAGCCTGTTTGGCTTCTGCAACGATAGTATTAACTTGCTCTTGGGTGTAATCCATTATGGACTCCTGTTTTGTTAGCATATCAATATTATACAATTAATTGGATTTATTGTCAACCGTTTTTAGACCCAGTACGCCCGCGGCCATAATTGCCAGCCCGGACACGCTGACTAGCAGGCCGGACAATAGTTCCAAATTATCCATAGAGTTTTCCACACCACCGACACCAAAGCCGGTAGTCAGGAGACCCACCATAACCAAAAACATAGCACTACGCTCGGTCATTTTAGTCCCAATTCTTTTTATTGCCAAATTGTTCGTTGTACTGATAGCCTGCAAGATAGGCTTGAATTTCCTCAGGGGTCATTTGCTCTTGGCTGACACGTTCAGACGTGCCCGTGCCGCCCACGTAAAAATGAGGGTCTCGGCCACGCCCGTAGTAACTGTCTGCCGAACCGCGGTCAAAAGGTCCACCGTGGCGTTCGTCATAATTCTTACGAGTTTCTGTAGTAATCATTTACGATCCTTTTTTGTTACTATGCCAATATTATACAATAAATTGAATTAATTGTCAACCAATTTTTCGGGCTCAAACCACTCCAAAAAGTCTTCGCAGTTATTCATAGTTAAGGGCACAAACTCCTTGGGTGCTTCTACTAGTTTAATAAAGTGTTCAGTTTTAAGTTCTTCGACAAAGGCTAAGATGTCTTTAATGTCAATGTCGCCGATCCATTCGCTGAGCCCTGCTTCTGCGCTGGCAATCTTGTGTTTAAATTGTTGCTTGATTTTCTTTTCGGCTTCTTTAACATCAATGTCTTCGCCGATCCAAAGACAAATAAACTCTTCGGTATAAACAGGACCCACGGCCTGTTGGTATGCCGCAAGACGAGTACGAATCTTGTCTAGTGCGGCAATACCAATCTTGAAGTCCCGAGGCTTTTTAACCCCCGGGCACTTGCGAAGATAAAGTCCGTAAGGTCTCATTTTACAGGATAAGTCGCTTCAGGTTGACTCAACTTGTGCTTAGTGCCATGCTTCATATAAGTCAGCACAAGACCACTAGTAACTACAACGGGGTGAGCACCCAAGCTACCAAAATGGTCTTCAAACTGCTCCTTAAGACGAGTGTGGACTTTTTCACTTTGTCCATAGACCTTTTTCAAGATAGCGCCAAACTCTGTGTCAAAACTTGAAGGCAAAAGTTTGCCTGTTTGCACTTCGGTCTGTTGGAACAGTCGAGCCATTGCCAGCATCATAATACCGCGAACTTCTTCTTTAGGCCAAGTGTCACGATGAAACTTCAAACTACGTGCAAGGTAAATGCCTTTGATGCCTGAACTGGCCTGTACAAGATCGTAAGCGCCGTACAAGTGTTCGATGTGACTAATGTCGCCGGCTTTGCTACTGGCTCGCTTAACCTGACAGTTATTAGCGTCGACAATGTTTTGTACCATCACTGCTTCAGGCTCGCCGCACTCTACACTGATCATGTGTGCATCGTAATTACCAACAGGTCGCTTGTTTTTCTTATTAATAGTCAAGAAGCTACGACCTGCTTTCAAGATAAGAATTTTTTCAGCTTCAGCAAGACTATGCTCGTTGTCGATTTCTGCTTCGGTGTACCATACTGGAATATGGGTCCAACCCATACGCTCACAGACACGAGTAGTATGGTGTCCGTCCCAAAGTAGGTATTTGCCAGTTTTAGGATCCTTGATAGCACAAGGCACAATAATCATGTCAGGCTGAAAATCGACTTCAATCTTTTCTACGTGATTAGGTGCTACATCTCGTTGAAATCGAGGGTCAATGCCAACATCATCCATCGGTGCCCACGCAAATTGCGGCACACCTAAATTGCGAGGGTCGATACTCAAACGAGGAATAGCACTAGGGCCTAGTACAGCACTAATGGCTTCCCCAATATCCTTGTTAGGAATAATGCCATTAGTATAATTACGAGCCATTGTACGCAAATCAATAGCCGCATCTTCCATTTCGAATGGAACAGCATAGTTAGAAAGAAACGCTCGAATGCGTTGCTCTTTCTGTTTAGTCTTGCTGAGCTTGGTTACTTTGGTTTTCATCAACATAATATATTAGTTAAAAATTTCTGCAAGGTCTTCGTCATCCCAAAAGTAGCCCTGTCCGGGCTCATATTTGTTTTGGCTCAGTTCATCGAATGTTTCTCCGTTGTAGTATCTTTGGATAACCATTCGCCATCGTTCTTCAGGATGGTCTACTAGCTCAAAGCCATCAACTCGTCCATAGCCATCATAAGTGCCTGTAATGCGGTCGCCGTTTTTAAACAGCACTACAACCTGACTGGCAAAACCAAACGGGCCTGCGCCCACGGCATATTCACTCATCACAGGCTTTTGTGTTTTTGCACATTGCCAACTAAAGAATCCCATGATAGCTCCTTACAGTTTAATATTAGTAACGTAAAGGTTTTTAATAACCTTATCTAGAAGTTCTTTTGACTTAGTACTTCCTGCGCCATAGATTTCAAAATCTTTGAACAGCATAGTAACAGCCGCTCGAGCGGACTCCTGATCTTCGCCTCGATTATAAGCCATCCTAAGACGATTGTTAAGATAGGATGCTACTTTTTCAATTACAATCCTGGGGAACTGGTCAGTTTTAAGTCCCCACTGGTCGGCTGAAAAATTTACGGCGGCCGCCGACCTAACAACTAAGTTAGGATGCGGTTTTCTAATGTTCACGAGTTTACCGTTTGAAACGGACTAAGTTCTTCAGAAACTAAGTCTTTAATCAAACGCTCCTGTGCGTCAGGCTTCCACTGATCAAACGGTCTAATACTTTGATCCGCAATCCACTGGAACACGATTTCCTTAGGACAGCCAAGCTCTCGAGCAATTTGTCCGGCATTAAGGCCTTCAATAAACAACTGCTCGATGTCGTAACTGAGATCTTTCATTGCACCCATATTAACTCCCGGTAGAAAGGTTAAGAACTTTAGAGTCGGCCTTAGTAGGCTTGAACTGCTCAATAAAGATATGATGAGCATCACCACTGTCGCGAATAGCGGCATTAGCGGCAACATACAAAGCGGCCCAAGTGGAACCCATAATTTCTTTTGTAACAGGCTTGTCACCCCAGTGATCTTTGTAAACCACATGAGTAGCACCTTCAAAGGGGTGGCGGTCAGCAAGATTGTCTACTTCGTAGATGCTCCAGGTGCTATGGTCTAGACCCAACTGAGCCTTGACATCGTCGTAGTGGTTGCTTTTTGTTTCAAATGCCTTGTGGTCTTGCTCGTAAGCACCTTTAAGGCTGTCACGCAGAGTCTTGGCAATCTGCTCCAACTTCTGACCTTCATAGACATTGCCGTTGAGCAATTTATTAACCATGCAATCTAATTCCCAAAGACCGTTATGCAGGGTCTTGAATTCTTCAGCAGTAAGGGTGGGGCTACAATTCATTGTGAACTCCTTTTGTTAAGCAATGTCAATATTATACAATTAATTGGATTTATTGTCAACTCACAGGGTATTTAGAAATTGTTGTAAAACTACAACATCTTTAAATACTTGGGTTCCGTGTCTGTTAGTACGCACTAACATAAAATTTCTGTTATAAATTTCCACAGTGGCATCCAGGGTTCTGGCACGACCAAAAGTAACGGCTAGAAATTTATGACCTTTTGCATTAACATGCTGACCCTGTAGCACACCGTATGGTGCTGAAAAGTCCTGCTGGCAAGCCCAGGCATAGACAGCATCAGAAATTTGTTGGCTGTTCATATTACCATGCGTGATAGATAACCATGTGATCCACGCCAGGCACAACACCTACGGGGCGATAGACCTGTTGTTCGCCGTCCCACTGGTCCGGGTCGAAAAGTTTGTCCTCAGGACCCACTGGAGTAAAGCGAACAGTCTTGCCAGTGTGATGGCTCTTGACGTAAAATTCCTTGGGCATGCCAAAGAACTCTGACGCCAACTTAAGAACCTTGCGGCTCTTGTCGTATTCGCAGAACTTGAGATCCACGGTAGGAATTGATTTCATATAAGCCCTAAAGAGTGCAGGGTTATTGGCAACGACTTTGTCCATGTTAGGCCACGTGAAAGGGGTTACGACGACGCAGGTGTGCCAGTGCGGCTTCCTTAGTGTCAAAACGACCGCTGATTGGGGTATCGTGGCGCCCACGTACAATGTACCAACCATTAAGCATTTTATTGAACACTACTCGCATATCGAAGCTCCTTTTTCAGTATGCCATAATTATACAATAAATTGGATTATTTGTCAACCAATTAAAGTGCCCTATACAAGCCCAAGGCGCAGATAGTCATACTTACAATATTAACAAGGATCTGGGGACCGTTGCGAACACGCAACGCCCATATCAAAAATGCTATAGTACCCAGGCTAAAAGCCAGGATATTCCAGGGTCTAACATTAAAGTTGTACTCTATTAGAGTATTAAGTGTGTGGCCACTAACAATGGCTATTGCACCTATCCATTGAACTATTTCATCGAAATTTCTTTTCATAGTCCAATTATACAATAAATTGGATTTTGTGTCAACCTTTGTCTTTGAGCATTATATTTTTTAACATATACATAGGAACTTCTATAATATGACGATGATGCCCTGCCCATATATTTTCAGCAGTAGGATTTTTTTCGTTACTGTTGGGTGTTCTGGCCACATATCGATGTATTAAATATACGCTAGCCCAGCCTTCAGTGACAATATCAACCGGATAGAAAGAAGGTACCATATATGGTACGGTGATAGGCAAAGTAAGTAATGTGTTATTATCGTCGCCTTTAAAATGAACTGTTATTTTTCCGCTTAAAGGAAAAATAGTAGCCCACGGTGCAGAAACTTTTCCTATGCTTCGATCGCCCTTGCTGACTAACTCGTCTTTTAATTTTAAACTAGTTGACCAAGTATGATTTTTTTGTTGCCCTATTAGGTCAACTGAAGCAGAAAAAACTGTTTTATTAGGCCATAGCATTGCCTTTCGCCAAAGTCTACCGTTAATCACAGTTAGTCTATTAACAGGTTCCCTTGATTCGATAGTGTGCTGTTCCCAAATATCGATAAATTCATTAACGTCTTCTTCGGAGCCAGTTCTAAACTTTAATTCAAAGTAAGGCAAGTGCATGATTTTATTTACTCTATATATACCTGTTCCAAATAAATTTTAAGCAAATCTTCGGGAAACTGATTTTCACTTTTCCATTCCAGCCTACGTCTAATTAAGTTGAACCATCCGGGACCAGAGTCGCCTAGTGCATCTAACTTTCTGTTATAAAAGAAATCAGTTACCCATTCTTGTCCTGGTTGCATTACTCGAGGCAATTGATCTTTGATACTGTTGTAGTCATTGAGCAAGATATCTTTACTGAGATTGCCAACCCCTGCACCACAGAACTTGCCGATTAGTGCGAGGCACAACACCGGGGTCAGTGCAATATCAAACCATACAACCCAGTCTTTATTGACTCTAACTGGTCGTCTGGACAGCGTACTGACCAACTTGGCTTGATTAAATTCTTCAATAGAGAGTGCTGTCATCCTTAACTTTCCAATCTAAATCTGGCAAACTCAAATAGTGCTTGAGTTCTTCTTTGGGCATTTTGTATCCGTAGATATTATATTTGATAAATCTTGTGAGAAAGCCTTCAGGCGAATATCGTGTACAACGTAAACGCTGATGTGCAATATCTTCTAATGCTTGTTCATCAAAAGTAAACTGCCCTTGACCGTCTGTGGCTACTTTGCAAACACTAAAGTCGAAATCATTAAAAATTTCTTCTATACAGGTATAGTATTTCTTTTTAATCATTTGTACTTTGTATTCATTGATAGTATTGTCGGAGAATACACTAGTGATACCTTTAAGTAACCCAACCCAGTCAGTGTTAGCTCCGTCAACTAAAGGTGTAGTTTCAGTAGCTTCCTTAGACCAATCACTGGATACAGTTACCGTGGTTGCATTGTCAGTTTCATAAGGGCTAGATACTCTGTACCGGTTTATATTTTGTACAGAATGTTGCCATAGTTTTTCGCTAGGATACCATACGTCAATGTCGTTTAAAGGACTTCCTAAAAATAAACAACGAGCCGCACCGCCTGCGATCCAAGCGCCCTTGCCCACATGTAGTGCGTCCAAAAGTTTTGGTGGTAAATGTTTGGATTTGTCTTCAATATAGATAGTATGCATAGAACAAGTGTAGCATTAATCGTTTTTAGAGTCAAGGCTGACGCCAACCGTTTGGCCCAAGTGCTCAATGTCACCGCCATTTAGTTTAAGCATGAAAGCATCTTGTTCGCTAAAAAGCCAAATAGCACTACCAGTTATGTAATAGGGAAAGGTCATGGATCTTTCCAAAATTATCAAGTGCTTGCTTCGAATTCTATGTTCTTTATCTAAGGGAATTTTGTAACTAGTGAATATTGGTTGTAGCAGTAAAAAACCTTGCTTGGTTAATCTTGTGCCTTTACCCTTGTTGTAATTGTAAAAAATAGTCCAAGGATTTACTTTGTCTAACTTGTGGTACTTTTTAATTTCTTCAACAATAACTTCACTTAGGTTCATCTGATATGGGTTTCCCTTGTGTTAATTCAAACACTTGGAATTTATCAGTTTTGAAAAGTTTGTTAAGTCTTTCGGCTAGATTAAAAGCATGGCCGCTGTTACTAAAGCTAACCTTTTTGTATTTCGGCCCCGGGTAATTTACTAGGCTATTTAAACTGCGAAGATTAATAGGGTGCCCGTCATAAAAGACTGCATAAATGGCGTCGGCTTCTAATATTTGCTCGCTTTTATAGGTTTTGGGATTAGTGTAGTCTAACAGTATCTGTGGTTTCGGTCTCGCCATCTTAACTTCCTCTTCATGGATATTTATCCATTAAAGCAAGTTTTATTGGCGTTAAGTCACTTAAAAGTGCCGCCGTCAGTAGCTTGTAGGGCAGTTATAACTGGCGGTTTTTCAACGGCTTTTATGCTTAAATTTGCAATTACAGCCAGTAAAGATACAGCATCTGCGGTACTTAGACGTATATCTTTGCTATGAGTCCTAGTAGCAGTCTCTACAGTATCACTGAGCTTTTTAACTACAGCGAAATTAAGTTCTTTCATTTTTCTTACGTTGAATAGCTACCATCATGTCCGCTTGTGTCTTAAAGGGACCGATATAACTATAGCCTTTCAAAGTATTTAATCTAGGACAAAAACTAGTAGTCCAGCCATTTGGAAACTTAATACCATAGTATCCAGCCGCATGAAAACTTTTTGATTTTTCTGTTTTAGTAAAAACAGGTAAACCATCTTGTTCACTTTTATTAAAAATCTTATTCCAGCTGGTCGGATAGTCCTGTACAAAATCGTTACTATTTTTAATGTTTACTTCTTGAGCACTAGCACCTAAATTAACTTTTAGTTCGTCCTCTAGCACTTTAACATCAGTATATCTTTTAAGGCCACCTTTAAAGCTCAAGGTAAACACATTGTCACCATTATGAATAGTGCCAATTTTCTGCCCGCTTTCTTCAAGTATCCAAAACTTGCCGGGCATGATAGTTTTTGCTAACATATTAATATTTTGCATTCAAATAATTTACATGATCATCTGGTCGCTTGGCAATTTCTTGTAAGTCCCATTTACCACAGAATCTCAAAAACTCTACACCTACTTGTCGTTTAGGCTCTTTTTGCAAGCATTCTGCAATAGTTGTATCCAGTGCTAGTTTAATGTTATCGGGCTGTTGTGTCAAGTCGATAATGCGTTTATTTTCTTCATATCGATCACGAACCCTGTGTTCTTTACCGTCGTGGTCGGTCCAACGCTGAAGCATGAGATTGTTCCAATTATAGCCTTTGTCAGTTCTGTCGGCAAAGGCTTCACGCAGGCCAACTTTATTTTTGGTACCTTTTTCACGCACACCTGGATAAGCACTAAAGACATTATCGCTAGTATCGCCACGCATACACTTCTCGAAAAGAAGCCATTGCGGATCTTCGACTACTTTGGGAGTTTTAGTTTTTTTATCTAGTACGGGGCGACCTTTGTCGTCGAAAATACCATCAACAGTAATTGTTTCTTTGGTAATACCGTTGTACTGTTTTACATTGGTAGCCAGTAACTGATAAAAGTCGCTGTCGCTACTGACTATCACATGTTCGGCTTCGGGATGATTTTGAATCCAGCGAGCAATAAAATCATCTGCTTCACAATTTTCGTGTCGAAGTGTAGTGCAGTTAGTCTTTTCTGTTAGAAACTGTTTGAACTGATCAAAGGCTTCCCAAAACATTTTATCTTCTTCGGCTTCTCTTTCAGTTAGTGCGGCACGAGCAGCCGCACGATTGGCCTTATAAGCAGGATAAACATCTTTGCGCCACGAGCGACCTTCGAAACAGAAGATAACGTGTTTACCCTGGAAGTCTCGCCATACCTTATTAATACTGGCAAACATAATATGGTAAGCCATGCCTACTTTAGTTTCAGGGTCGTCTCCCCTAACAACGTGGCGAGCACGAAAAAACATATTACTAGCATCGACTAGGATATAAGTCATTTTTAACCTTTACGTTTTTGCAGAACATCTGCGTCAGCTATAAACTTTTCTTCTTCAATAGTACTGCGAGCAATACTGTTGCACAAATCATTGAACCAAGCGTCAACAATAATGTCAGGAGTAGAACCCTGATACCCTGCCCTACTTAGCATTGTAACAAAATGATCGTTCCAGTCAAGTTCAAAAAAGCCTTGATTTGGATTTTCCGGATCAACATCAACTTTAACTACTTTAACCCAAGGCTCACCTTTAAGTGTAGCTTGGTCTTTTTCACTACGGGTTTCTTCTTTCTTTTTAAAGAAACGTTTAATTTTATCAACGAATGCCATTTTTCAGTCCTCCCTGTAATTGTAACATAAAGAACTCATTTTTGTCAATATATCTATATTCATGAATTGGATCGCCTGGTCCAGTATACATTCTATGGGCCTGTGCTACTGTTTGCATCCACATCCATTTATTGGTTTTGGCGCAACGTTTTGGAATTAGTGCAAATTTGTAAGTCCAATCTGCTCGTTCCCAAAAGTAATCGTATGATTGGACTTCACTGTCTTGGTACATCATCGGATTTGAGACCCCATTTAATTTTTAACCAAATACGTTCATGAAAGTAATAGTCGATACTTAACAGTATATGTAATAGTGTAGCAAAACCGGTAGCGGTTCCAATGTTACCAGTGAACAACCAAGTATAAAAAATAGTAAATGACCATGCAGTTAATCTATAACTGATCATTCTAGCTAATGTACGTTTATGAGTTTCTTGAATCATTTGCCCCATCCGTTACCCCATAAGTCAACGTGTAAACGGGGACTGTAGTTCCATCCTTGTTCCGCACAGATATTAGCAATTCTAATTTTATTTGCGTCATACGGAGCAACAATGCCTCCCTGCGGCATTAGATATACTACTCCTGTAAATCCTGCATCCCTAAATTCTTTTGTAGCACGTTTAGCTTCTTCGATATGCTCATCTGTTTCAACAACAAACTTAAGATAAGTATGACCAATGCTGGCGTATTCGCATACTACTTCAGGCCTAATAGCATCTTCCCATGTCTCGCCGCTGGCACTTAGTTTGGCACTAACACTAAAAGTCACAAACTGTGTCTGTGATTGTCCTAGTGCTGGTTGTTGCCATGCTTGCAAAAAGTCTTTAAATCCTTTTTGTAATTTTTGAGTACCATTAGTTTCAAATGTAATATTGCGTAAGTCACGCATACGAGGATTACTGATTAGTTCTTCGTAAGCACGTTGCCAACCCAGCAAAGGCTCTCCGCCTGTAATAACAAGATGCACATCATTGCCATTGTCCTGCACCCATTTACCGTTTGGTGTCAGTGCCAGCATTGCATCAACTAGCTCACTAGTTTCATAATTAGGGCTCAAGTGCTTAAAGTCCGGATGCCAACTAGCATAACTGTCACAGCCTGTTTCTACCAATGGCAAATCTTCGAACTTGTTGTACATATGAACAACTTGTGCTATTTCGTCTGCACCTGTACTTTTTTCTCCAGGCTTACAGCCAAAGCCTGCACAGGTAAAATTACAACCAAAGGTTCGTAAAAATACACTGGGTACTCCTACAAACCTTCCTTCGCCTTGTAAACTGTAAAATTTCTCAGATACCTTGATCTTCATATTCTTTCCATTTCCATCCAATTTTAGCTAAATCATCTGCTACTTCGTTGGTTACATAACCTTCACCAACGTATAACTCTTTATTTTCATCTTTGTCACCACGGATACCACTGCAATACCAATCCATGTAATCACCGCCTTGATCCTCCAATTCAGCAACAAAACCTCCTGCCCATCGCCAACTGCAACTCCATTCATTGTTACCAGTTAGTGCCGGCCAAAAGTCATTGGTCTTAAACCAAATTATATTACACAAGGCCGCATAAAGATTTTGTGCATAGGTTTTGTTAGTGCGAACTTTTTCCACTATCCATGCACAATTTTTAATATCGGCGGCGAGATCGACAGTATCATTGATTTCCATACTGCATTATACAATATAAATTAGCAATAGTCAAACTGTAGCCAATGCTGTAGCAACAGATTTTAATTCATCTGGTGTAAGAAAGAATTCATATGTACTAGAATTAATTTGTTCGCCTTTAAGGTCAAATTCTTCTCTAATAAAATAAATGGCTTTTAGGTTAGGAGGACTTTTGATGTCATTGACTTTGATAGTCATTTTAAACGAAGGTGTGTCAGTAACAACTGTAGTCCTTGTATTGAGATTGAATGTTTCGCTCATTATGGTGCCTTTTTATAATTGGCTTTGCCAGGAATAACACCCCTAACGCCGCCGGTTGGATCCTCACAATCTCCATGAAAGCGAGGGATTAAATGTACATGTGGCCAATTAACTGTTTGTCCAGACGCAGAACCATAATTCATACCAATATTGAAACCGTCCCATTGTCCGTCTTTGACCATTTTCTTACCGTGATTAACAGCATCTTCAAAAGCATCCATTAGGATACTAACAGTATTGTATTTAGGCACAAACAGCAAGTGCCCATGATTTACAGGATATTTGTCCTTGTATACTGCCACGTGAAAATCTTCCCAAACCATATCGTCCCACGGGGCAGTACTATCTTCTTTACTATCAGGAATACCTGAAAAAATTTTATCATCTTTCATTATCATCCTTCATTGGCCTTTTCTGTAAATCTATTTAAAAATGCTTCAATTAAACAGTCGTATACTTGATCTGTTTTTGTATTAATATATGTAACCCATGTTCCGGCACTGTTTTCGTAGACCATTTCTACCTTAAATATTTGACAATCGGAACTAAACCACTTAGATCCTGGTAACACATTATTGTTCATTCCCACCAGTTCTCCCATGGAAATACCACCCACGAATCTTCTTCTGCTTTGTTTATGTTAAGTGCAGAGTAGTCGACATTTTTAAATTCGCTAGAGTCATTGTTGACTACAACAGCAAAACGTACATTGTGATGCCAAACATAATTCCAATCAGGATCATTTGGCAAGCAACCGCTTTGCCAATCTTCTTTAATCCAATTAAATGTTGCACCGCTGTCGTTGATATCATCGACAATAAGTATCTTTTTTGATGTGTCGCCTTCTTCTAGCAGAGAGCCCGCCGCATCTAGCACAGCACCTATATCGTTTTCATCTTCTACAAAACGCTCGGGCTTAGGATAGCCAAAGGCATCTTCGGCCATCCAAAGATTACTTTCAGGGCCCATACCCGAATCGTCTCTTAAACTAACATTAAGAGTATGCATAGGTACTTGTAACCAATGACTTAGCATTGTTGCAGGCACTAGTCCACCCCTGGTTAGACCCACTATATAATCAGGCCTCCATCTAGAGATAGTAATTTGCCTAGCCAGATTAGCTACGTAACTTTTTAATTGTTTGTCGTCTATATAAATCTTTTTCATTTGCTTAGTCCTCTTATTAGCCACTCGGACAACATGTCACGAATTTCTGGATACTTTTCCATTAGTTCGTCATTAGCGTTCATAGCCAAAAACGCACGTTTAATAGAGTTAATATCGTCAATTAGTTCATCCCAATTAACGTTATGTTTTTCTGTTTTAAAAAACACTCCCTCTTCTTTGGCATCTATGGATAATTTAGGTTGATCCCCAGCAAACGTGCCATTCCATCCTTGGCTAGTACTAATTGTATAGCCACTGTTAATTGTAGATCCCTGGGCACCAATACCTAAATTACCGACACTACCGATACTGTATATTGGACCAAGGGTGGTACTGGTAGTACTACTAGACGCAATGGTTACATTGCCAGAAGGATATGTGGATGCCATAGTAGTAGGACAAGTGCCACTGGCTGTAAGTCCTGACAAGTCAATAGTTGTCATCGTAGCATCATCGCTAGACCACTCAAATGAGATGTCTGCTAAGTCATCTATCGGGTCAGCCATTTTTATCTCACACAGTTATTAACAATGTTCATAAACTCTGCTCGAACAGCAGGTTCATTTTTAAAACAGCCGCCTAGCTTGCTGGTAACAGTTGAACTGCCAGTATCTTCAACGCCACGCGACTTCACACAATAATGCTGTGCATCAATAACCACTGCTACGTTATCTGTTTCTAGAATGTAGCTTAGTGCATGATAAATCTGCTCTGTTAGACGTTCTTGAATTTGAGGACGCTTGCTAAAGTATTCTACAATACGATTAATCTTACTTAGGCCTAGAACCTTCTGCTTGGGAATATAAGCAACAGTGGCCACACCATCAATCACAACAAAGTGATGTTCGCAGTTGCTTTGAACATTGACATTGCGTTCAATGACCATCTCGTCATACTTCATCTTGTTGTCTACTGTAGTGCATTTTGGGAAAGCATCATAGTCTAGACCCCAGAAGATTTCGTTGACATACATCTTGGCAACACGCTTGGGTGTTTCCATAAGGCTATCATCTTCTAAATCTAAACCAAGAACTTGCATAATATGACTGAAATGCTTTTCAATCTCTGCAATTTTATCTTTGCGGTCTAGTGATGTATGAAATGTAGGAGTCTCAACGCCCATTTTAACTAAATGTTCGTGTACTTGTTTACCCAAATCTGGGTCGGTTTTCGTCTTGTTATATGACATAGTGTATCCTTCCTTACGCGGATGTTAAATTTGAAATTTGCTACCTTTGTGTAGCAATCTTATTTAACAGTATTTCTAAAATTTTCAGCTTCTGCTACACGCCTACGCAAACTGCTACTACTGAAGCTGTGATCTCTACCATTAAAGATCAATTCAATTCCACGGGCATGACATTCGTCTTTACCAGTAAAATCTCTGTGTGCATATTCTACACCAAGTATTCTAACATCTAAAGGTAAAATAAGCAATAGGTCTACTAAATCTTGTTCGGTATTATACACAACAATTTCATCCACATAGCGCACAGCAGCCAATTGGATTTGCCGTTCTACAATACTTTGAATTGGTTCGTTCTTTTCAGGGCGATCCCATTGTGCATTATTTTGCAGTCCGGCAATTAGATAATCGCAGTGAGTTTTGGCTTCGGCCAACATAGCAATATGGCCAGCATGTAACATATCAAATTGGCTAAAAGTAATGCCAATCTTATAGCCCTGCTCTTTTAGTTCTCTTGCTTTACTGAATATCATCTTGTTAGAATTTTGATAGTTCTGTTATAAAGTCTTTGGGTGAATCTGCAGGAGCAGAACTTTTAAGATAATCATTGTGCTCAATAACACGCCACAGTTCTATACTGGGCGCCTTTTCACCACTGGCATCTTTATAACTGATTCTGACTTCACAATTTTTCTTATGTAATTTTTCCATAACGGAATTTATGTGATCAACATAAGATTTAAGTTCTAAAGTTAACAAAGTTATTTCCTTATCAATCATTTTATATTTCCTAAGATAGCAGATGCTGTAAAGAAATTATTTTTAATAATATTCTTAGACTGCACAATAGATTCTAAATGCCCTTGACCTTTCATTTCGTTCATGGTCTTTCTAATATATTCAATCATCCTGTCTTTGTAGTTTAAGTAACTGTCAAAACTTTCAGTCCAACGGGAATCATACTTAAACACATTGGGATACATTTCTGTATAGCTAAGTCTATTTGGTACCATTGGGAAAGCATTAACACACAATGCTTCGTAACAACTAATGCCCAGAGTTTCTTGTAAGTTAGCACTAAACACAATTCTACTACGACCTAACAGTTCGTGATACTGTTGTTTAGTTAATTGATGTTCTTGTGCAACTATCCATTGGTACTCAGGCATAGCGTCGGCCAAGTCTTTAAAAATGTTTAATTGTTTTTCTGGAGCAATACGATGAGGGAATAAAATAATATCTTCTTTGATAATATCTTTAAACGTAGACAGGGTTTCGTCTAAGTACTCCATAGGCCAGCCACTGCGTACAATTTTACCAGTCATTAGCTGTTCTTTGATCCACCAGTCGGCACCATCAGCAAAAACATCGGCAAACATTTGAATGTGAAATTGTGTAGCAAAGTAGTTGTGATCAATGGCACTAAAGAAGCTAATCTCTGCATGCCTTACCCATTTAGCATCGCCAATAAGGCGACCTAAAAAGTCTTGTGGATCATAACTACCAGCATGCCACAATGCGTGAATAGTTACAGGTATCTGTAACAGTTCACTCATGTATTTTAAGTTTATGATGCCAGGATGCCAAGCATCAGTAAACAAAAAATGATCGCCAGGCTTAATTGCTCCGGAGCAGAATAAACGACCCATTCCTTCAACTTGTAAAGACTTATAGATGTTAGTGCCGCCAAAGTTAAGAAAAGCACCAGGAGTGGTTGCACTAGGAATATCCGTAGGACCAGATAAAATTTGAACATTGTGGCCAGCCTTTCTTAGTAGTTCAGGTACATGAGATTTCCACTGACCCGTGTACCTTGTTTCTACAGGTTCAAGATCAACTAAAAATACATTAGCCATTAGTTTTTCCAAGCACTCTTATACACGCCTACGTGAATTTTCAGCTTCTTGGGACTACGGTCTTCTGTCAGCTGGATAATAGCATCAAACGTAACAGAGTTTTCTTTGTATTGTTCTTCTGGCAAGTCATAGCCATAGATCAAACGATCACGTTGCAGGTCACGCAAATAAGCATGAAACAAATCTGCTACAAGGTAACCACTACCTTCGTACATTACGCCATCATATGGCTCTGCAATTTTAAGTAAATCATACTTAATATTATCCATGCTCATCATGGGTTTAATCATAGGCTTAGTATTCAATGTATGCGCCATTTTCATCATCCTCTGAGATATCGATCCGGACACTGCGTCCTGGATACTTTGTTGAAATTTGTTGGTAAAGGTCATCGGCCATCATTTCGCAACTCTTGTAGTCGAGTTGGATTGTTCCTGTGTTGTAGAGGTTTTCGAGCCATCGCTTGAATTGGATGAACTCGATGTCCCTATCATCGTGTACAACAGTAATCCACACCCTGAAATGGAAAATGTGGCGATGAGGATAACCAAGAAACGAAACATCATATTGATCTCCTGTAGCTAGGTTAGGGTCGGTTAAAGCCGCTGGGTATTTGTGAATACCTTCTTTTTGGAATTTTACATAAATCCATCTTTGTTGCATATTATTCTCCAACAGGCGTATCGCCTACATAGTCTTTCCAGTCTGTATAGACTGAACGGTTCATTAAATCGTGTAAACTGTGACACCATACTCCAGGATTACTGTGTCCCCAAGTAACATCATCAATTTTTAGAGTAGCATTGTAATTGTATAACTTAATGTATGGAAGTTTAACACTGATCATTGGAATAAAGCGATTGTTTTCGCACCAGCCATCTTCGTGTAGTTCCTCTGCGTACTCTACACCAAAGTCCAATGTAACCCAGTAGCCAGCATCCAACAATTCGGAAATCATTTTATTCCAGTCATGCCATTCGTCAACAGACCCTGGATGAAAACTCTGACTAGTTCCAAGATAAACATGCCTGCAAGGCCTACCGGCATTTAAATTGTATTTGTTGATATGTTTAGCAATAACATCAACAGGTTGAATTCCAACTACAAACAAAGTTGGTTCACCTTTCATAGCAGTATTTTCTACTTCAGTACCGAAAAAATAAGTTACCGCTTGTCGTTCTACAGTATCAAGAGCCATTATTATTCCATTTAATATAGCCTCTGGAGTATCCAGCAGGCCTAGTAACACCGTCTGTAAATGCTTGTTGCCACTCTGTATCTCTATTATACTCCTTAGACCAGAAGCTGTCAACAACAATATCACCCATCTCTACCCAGTATGCGGCATCTTGCATACATTTATAAAAGCCATCTGTCCTGGGACTAGGAAACATAATAGTACAGGCTTTCCAAAGTAAATTGCTAAATGAAGTGGTAATAGTTTTTTCAACTCCAAATACAATTAGTGCTTCGTTGTGAAGAATGTCTTGTGTAAACACATCATCTCTATTACTTAGGTCGATGACAACATCAAACTTGCCACCGTAATATGACGTTAGTCTTTGACCCCAAAGTTCTTGATTACTGGAACCAATTACAGTTATTTCAAAATCTAAATGGTTAAGTTTAATTGTATTGTATGCTACCCACGCAAGAAAGCCGCTACCGAGAATTAATAGTCTACGTCCTGGTCCTGATCTTTCTGCGATTTCGCGTATGGGTTGCTGTACCACGTTAATGCCGCAAGCCACTGGTTCCAAAATATTTCTTGGTAAAGGCTCTGCAACCTTAACATACTCTCTAGCGCGAACGGTATATCGATCTGCGTATGCTGGTTCGCCTCTGGTTGCGACGTAGTCTCCTGGTTTGACGTCTTGGACATACTTTCCTACTTTCTCTACTTGTGCTAGTCCCTCGTGACCTTGCATACCTAATGGCAACGGACCAAAGTTGCCCTGCATCATATCAATATCACTGCGACAAACACCAGTCATAACAGCACGTACTTGAATACCATCTTCGTCGCAATCGGGCAAAGCATATTCAGTTTCATAAAAAATACCGTTGCCTTCTGTGGCTAATACTCTATTCATAGATTTTCTATCTGTTGATGAATCCATATATCTTGAGCAAGTTGATCCTGCCAAAATTTATCGTTTGTTTTATTTTTAATAGCAGTTTCTATCATTGTACGATAAGCAGATTCAGGACAAAGTCCTAGTTCATGTCTTACTGCGGAATTTTTCATACTAAAAGAAATGCTACTGTCATCGTGATCTAAATTAGTTTTCCAATTAGCACTTAACACCCATTTAGTATTACCATTTTGAAATTCTAAATGACAAAAGTCATCAACATCATATGTTCCACTAGGATTAACAATGCCATAGTCAGTGCTGGTAATATCTTTTAAACTGTAATTTTGAGTTGCAGTTTCTTTTAGTTTAGTGCCTTGTTGATAATTTGTCAAGGCACAGTAATAACTTAGCATGTGAGGCATTAAGTCTCTGCTAACTCCGCCAAAGGACAATTTTTTAGTAGTGAACCAACTGCCTGGATTAGGAATACGATTTGCACTATTCCAACGAACATACACAGTATCACTAGATTCAGCTAGTCTTTGAAATTCTTTAATTTCTTGTCTATACTGATTATTTTTAACCATTATAAATCTAGTATTAGGATATGCGGCTATAAGTTTTGACCATGCTTGACTATTAATTACACCGGGCTTTTCAATAAACACAATGCCGGTATAGTGAGCAACAGTTCTTGCTATATCTTCATGCGTCCAATTTGGTGTACAAATATGAACAGTATCAAATCTTTTATTAACAATAACTGCCGCATCAACTGTTTTGTAATCCGAAGGTAAAAACGGGTCAACTGTAAAAATTTCATGACCCATACTTTCTAATATTGGTCGGTAAACAGCATTACCGAATCCCATCCCTACAATTAGACTTTTCACTCGAGAATACTTTCTAGTAGTTGTTCTCCTTGTTCAACTGTTTCAGGATCATCAAACATATTACTGTCATTGTCCTTACCAGCATCTTCAACTTCGAACAGATTATTAAATCCAGCCACTGTGCTCTTGAGAGTCTTAGTGCCATTAAAGTTTGCCAACAAGTCTTGTGCCCGGTCCAACTCTGTAAAAGGAGTTTGACTTGTAAACACACGATTAACAAGTTCGTTCATGTAAATTACATTACGTGGAACCCACTCGCTAAACTCATCTGCACCCTTCTTAACTTTATGCCAAGCACTAGGATCTGGTTGATGCATTGCACAGGCCGCATCATTTAATGCATTAGCACGTTGAACTGATTCAATGTGTTGATAAACATTATGACCCATCATTAAGAAGTAACTGAAACTATCCCAGCTGGTCTTACCTTCCTTGCCTAACTTGTTAAGCATACCCGGAGCATAGTAACACAAGTCGCCCATAGTCATACGTTCACCAACTGGGCTGGTCCAGGGCCATGGAATTTTACTGCCACTTAGCTTTTTGTTATCAACTGCCTTAGTCATCAAGTAACTGAAGCGATCGTTTTGATGAACGTGTTGTGTATAAACTTGTCCGTAAGCAGTGGCCAAGAAAGGACTGGCACAGTCAAATGTAACCTTCATATTAGGGTTAACATGCTCACGAATATTACGTTGAACGGCCGTTAATAAGCAGGCAAGTTCAAGTTTGCTAGTACCCAGAAAGTGAATAACATTGCGGCCCGGCTCTAGTAGTTTCTCATCACGTAGCTTGATTAAACGGCGTAACATGAGGTCTACATCCTTCATGTTATTACCACCCATAGCCCAACCCTCGAAAGGATAGTGCTTGACAGCGTCATACCAAATCTCTGCGTCAACGTTATTACCGCCTTGTAAAACGTTTAAGAATTTAGTCTTGCCTTGACGATGCTTTAAGAAGAAATCGTTGTTAAACAAAGTTCCTTTTAAACAGTCGTTAAAGTCTTTAAGGCCAGTGCGAGGTTGATTAATAGGATTACTAGCCCACGTAGGTAAGTCTAGTACCATGCTATAGTCAGCAGTAAACTCTAACCAGTTAAGGATAGCCATACGTGTTTTATCTGCTTCTCCGATATAACCAGCATCGCCTTGCTTTTCCCAGAAGTGCTTCCAGTCAAAGTTAATAACACCCTTACCAATTTGGAACCCGCCAGAGTCGCCAAGAATAAATGTGTTTGGCTTGTCACGTTGCTGTACCATGCTTTCCTGCACCCAAGACTTTTTCAAGTCTAACTGTGCATGGCCTGCCGAATACAATGCGTGACTATAATGAAAGTATGCCTTTTCTTTATTAAGAAAGTTCATACCTTCGATACCATTTTCAAACTCAACAGGAATACGACTAGCTTCAATGTATTCGCCTTCTTGTTGTTTTGAAATAAAGGTATTATAGAATCCACTGATACTAGGCAAGAATATTGCATAGTCTTTATTGCGCGGATCTAAGTCCACTGTTGTTTTACTCATTTATCGTCTTTCATCGTCATCCCAATGATCGAGACTTTCCCGATCATGTTCGTACTGTAGTCTTTGTAGTCTAGCAATTTCGTCTTTGAGTGCTAATTTCTTTTTCTTCAAGTCATGTAGTTTTTGTTCTTGTACATGAGGGTGATTTCTCTCCATGTCTGCAATTTGCTTATCTAAAACGTGATGTGCTTCAGTTAGATGTCGGATGCGGTTTTCGTACATGGAAATCTCCTATTAGCGAGTCATTGCTGGAAGGATGTAGTTGTATAAACCAATGCCACTGTCGACACTAATCATACAAGCACCTTGGTTACTAAAGTTAACAGCACAAATACCGCCCATGCCTAACTTTAGAATAGTTAAGAACTGAGTTAACGGAAAGCTCAAATCTCCTTTGATAGTTCCGCCCACATTGTTAGCAAATGTGCGCTTACCAAAGTGACTGCCTCCGTTGGCGCTACCTAGCTCTAACACTAAGTTGCCATTTTCTGTGCGAATAGTAAATGTAGGCTCGATGCTAGAATAAATGCTTGCGGCCTGTGCCAGGTCTTGAACTTTGGCCTTAGTAGGTTCAAATGTAACGTCCCAGTTAGCCCCTTTAAACTTAACAGTTTGAATTTGTGTGTCAATAACTTCTTTGCTCATCAAACGATATTTGTCTGAATTGCCGTCAGGGTCTTTGAACACTAGTGTCTCTGGTAACTCAGCGCCATTGCGATTAGTCTTAACAACTTCTACAGTTGTACCGTCTTTAGCATACAAGTTACAAACGCCATTTAAAAATCCTAAATTACCCATACCAAATTCGCCAATAAAGTCGCCTTCGGGTTTGTGTAGTTTAGCATTTAAAATGACTGTTTTGTCTTGGTCGATTGCCGCAATTTGCGTTTCTTCGGCTGTGCCGGTTACCTTGAGACTGTCAATAATACCTAGTCCGCTGGTATGCCTAACAATGTCTAATACGATGTCTTTCATCTCTGTATCTCCTTTCAGTGAGTATATAGGTTTATTTAGGTCGTGTCAAGAATTATTCAAACAATAAGTTGAACGTATTCTTCATTTTAGTTGACTGTAAGTCCCATCCTAACACGCCTAGGAGGTTGTCAATCTTATTATCAATAATGGCTTCTTCCATTGCTTCTTCATCAAAAGGCAATTCTTTAAACCATAATGGCAAACGTTGCTCATCTGTAGGATAAGCAATGCTAGTCATTCCTAATGGATTACTTTTCAATTTACACACAATAACTTTCATGCCGTCAACAGCATCCATACTGAATTGGTCATTGTGCATCTTTTTAATTCTATTCCAATTAATAGCAGCCAATGCATGTCCAATACCGCATTTGCCTGTCTTATTGAATACTGCTGTATGTTGAGTCAAATTGTTTACACGTTTGGGCGTACCTTTTTCCCATGCTGGTTTGGCTTTGAATTCTTTTCTAAATTCAATAATCTTATCTAGAATTTTTTGTTTTTCATCGCCAACTAACAACATTAGTAAAATTTCTTCTAAGAACTTTTGCATGTACTCTGGAGTATCGGCTCGCTTAAGATCCAATCCCATGGCTTTGATTTCGCCTTCTTCTCCATCGATGTCTTTACGTTTGCCTTCCTTGTCATAGATAAGAACAGCATAACGTTTTTTAGTAATATAAATTCCTTTACTAGCAACAACTTCACGACCTGCTTTAATTGGTGCCGCGTACAAACTAGGTACATTAAAGGCTTTGTTCATAAATGCAGGAAAGGTATCGTTGACTTCGGCGCTAACAGTATCGTAGAGTTCTACAATTTTTTCTTTACTCCAATCCAATTCTCCTCGATTGGCTTCGCCTTTGAAAACAGGCCACGCACTAAAGTATACGGAGTCCGTGTCACCATAGATAATGGTATCACCTACGTGATTGTACTCGCCAGTAAACATAGCATTAACCTGCGCCGCCATATGCCTAGCAATACAGCGACCAGTTAAGGTTGTACTTTGACCCAGGCGTTGATCAAAGAACCTGCTGCCTGCGTTCAACAACGCACCATAAGCAGAGTTCAAGTTAATCTTCTTAACTAGCTGTCGCTTGTCCCAAAACTCAAACTCTTTGGGATCTGTTGCCGACTTAGCTTTCTTTTGCAGTTCTTTACGTTCAGCATACCAGCGTTCTAGCAAACCTGGAATAACACCCTTTTCTGTGTAATTAAATATTGTGCCATTGGCGCTAAGAATAAGATTTTGTCCGCTTAAGAAAATCATTTCATAAGCCTGTTTCCCGCTTACTTGTTCACTACGCCCGTTTTCCCAATCAATAATAACATCAGTGCCAATGTCTTGATTCATTACTACTTCGTATTCCATAGTAGCAAATCTTCCGTCCCAGCAGTCAGCAAAGCTCTTACCGGCCGCCATACCATCGCGAATCATTGCTTTGGTCATATCCATACGCAGTTGTCCCACGATAGTTTCTGGACTCATATTAAGGGCCCGGATCACGGAAGGATACAGACTGTTTAAGTCCATGCTTCCAATCCATTCGTGTATACCTTTTTTAGGATATGCAACGTAAGCACCAGCAGCCTGTGTTTCGGCGTGTTCTCTTGTGCGGTCAGGAACAATTAGTCCTCTGTTATGCGCTTCTTTAATAACAGCCTGATCTGTAACAGCTACAGCACCCATTGTAGTTTGGAATAATACTCCATTGGCGTGTGCTAAAACGTTTACTAAGTCAATGTACTGTAGTTTCTTATCCAACTTGACTAACAACATAACGTCTTGTCTGTTATACGCAATAAACTTTTCAAAGTCATTGTTGTATAACTGATCCAAAGTACCTTCATAGTGAACCTTAGTTTCACCTAGTTCATATTCTCCTACATAGTCAAGTCGGTATGTATGAAGTTCGTGATAGGTATATTTGCGATACAGTTCAAGATAGTCAAGGTGTACACGACCAATTAAGTCATAGGTAACAGCAGTTTTACCATACTTTTCAAACTCACGTGCTTTAGGCTTTTGATCCCACAAACAAAAACGTTTGCAATGATCTTGGCCCATTACTCTAGCAATACGATTAAGAGTATAAGGAATATCAAAACCTTCGCTGTTCCATCCGCTGAGAATGTCTGCATCATCTACGAGATGAATAAACATATCTAACATTTCTTCTTCGGTATTACAAAGAACAGTATTTTCAAACTTGTTGCAAATATCTGCGGCTTGGTCTCTAGTTAAGGTATTAGGTTTTAAACACAATGTAATTAACTTATCTAGCCAACCAAGGTACAAAGTTATACTAGTGATGTTATTAAACGGATCACTGGGGTCAGCAAAGCCGCGCTCTTTGTCAAAGTTAACTTCAATGTCAAAGAAACAAACGTTTAGTTCTGGTGTGTCGCCGTTAGGATATTCTTCCTCTAAACAACGAAACACTGGCTTGATATCACTTTCATACAATCTTTTATTATTGTAAATTCGTTTTTCTTTTTCAAACGACTTGTGATTGTTAACAGCAACTTTACTTAAAGACTCGCCATATATGCTTTTATATTTGCCCTTGGCATCTTTGTAATAAAACACATACTTGACTGGAACGTCTCTGAATTTTCTTTGCCCGTTAATACGTTCGACAATTTGTACTAAGTCTTTTTGTTTATTGTAGAAAGCATCTACGTAGCTCATTGAATAATCATCCTAATTAAACCGATAGTATCAATAGTTGTAAGAAGCACATAATTGGCCAGCATACCAAAACTACCTCGAGTAAAAGCGGCCCACGCATATAGTGAACAACCAAATATCCATATGGGATATAATATTATAAGCGGAGGATTAGGTACTGTCAACATCATTGCAATACTATTGCCGATGCTAATTGCCCAAGCTAACACTTCGATGAAAAATCGAAAAGGCCACTCGTGATAGTCTTGCTTTATCCACTCCCATGTGGGAGTGAACAAAGATTTTATTTTGGTAATCAAAGGGTATATCCGGATGCTTCAAGAACTTCTTCAACTTCGCTAAAAGCTTCTTGTTCGTCTTTGAGAGCGTTTTTGTGTGCAATTTTAAGTGCTTTGGTCAACACAGCGGGTTTCATATCTAGCTCTTCGGCGATAGATTTAACCGTGTCTTTAAGTCCTTCGCGAAGGTCTTCCATTTCGCGCATTACACGCATACCCTCGTTGAATAGTTTTTTGAGTTTTGCAATATCTTCTGAATTGAATGAACGTCCTGGCATAGCGCCTCCTAAAAAATTAATGTTTCACATTATAATTTAGTTGCCCTATGCCAGTCAAGTCACATCTTAGATATTGGTTTATTTCTTTGGGTGTTTGCCACCGCAGATTGGACATTCTTCTTGCATATTAAGCATCCGGTGTTTCAAATAAATCGGCTTCTGCGACTCTGCGACGAGTTAAACCTGGAAGCTCTTTGCCGCCTGCTTTGTTCCAACGCATGAATTGTTCTCTGCAACCTGCAAAGTTTCCAGCATTTACTGTTTTAAGTAATGTACTGGCACGTAAGTTACCCACACCTGCATTGTAAGCAAAACTTACCAATGCATCAAACATGTTTTGGGTAACATGCGGATTAGTGACTAATTTATCGACATTATGTGCAAACTCGTCTACTTCAGTTTCAAATAGTTCGTTAGCTTCGGCCAATGTACATTCATCGCCGTCTTGAACTGGAGTATCGTCTGCCCAACGTGTATTGCCCCAACCAATTGTAGGAACGTTGGCGCTACAGCGATAACTGTAAACCATTTGATCCGTGTTCATTAAGTTGGTAACTGGTTTTGGTTTAATTCTACCTAGTGCGGCAGATCCTGGGTTTGACGCATAGCATCCTTCGAAATGCTTGATCAAGTCCATACCATTTTGTCCTATTGTTCTAGCCATATGTGTGCTCCTGTAACTCGTATATTTACCAAATATATGGGAACAACTGCTGACTATTGGTGCCTCTAATGCGGTCTAAATCCTGTAAATATGCCCTGGTAGATTCTATACCACTAGAATGATTTTTCATTAAATTGTCTACTAAGTCCGGCATTTCCGAAGTTAAATTATGTTCAGCTAACCAGTCCCTGTGATGATCAGTCATGCGAGCAACTTCAGCCTTATGTGCTTGTGGCAACAATTCTGCTTTTAAATTTTCAGGATAGCTGATTACATTGTACTGATAGCTGTGAATGCCTGTAAATGTATGAATAGCTCTTTCTAACTTATCTAAGTCTAAAATATTTAAAATACTAATACTTGGGGTAATCTTAATATCAATATGAGGACATTCTGTTCTAACTCTGCTTAGGTTTTCTAGTATTTGTTTCCAGCTGGCGCCCCAGCGAATATAATCAAACCTATCCCATACATTGTCTATACTAACCAGCATACTAATTCTATCGAACTTTTTCCATAAATCCAAGACATTTCTTTTTTGATAGTCTAAGTTAGTTAAGTTTGTAATATATGAAATGTTAACTTGTTTTTTCTTTTCTATGAAATATTCTAGTATCTCATAGTGTTGGTTAGTTACCAAAGGTTCTCCGCCTGCAAAAGTAACATTTTCTACATCATCTAAATAATCTGTCTTGAGTTGTTCCATAATATCTAAACTTACTATACGTGCATGTCCGCTACTGCGGCCTAATTTAATCCAATCATTATGCCATTTACTGCTAAAAGTAGGTCCGCAACTAACGCAAGCTAAATTGCAAACATTACTAAATCTAATGTCAAGGTATTTAAGTTTAAAATCACTAAAGTCTGTGGGGTGATATTTAAAACTATTAACACGCATACTGGCCATGCCCACCGCTTCTTGTTCGTAACATTTATAGCAAGTGTCAACAGGCTCGCCGGCCAGCATCTTTCTTTTTATTTGTCGGTAAGCATCGCCATTTACAATATCAATAATCTTAGTTTGATTTAAATTACCTACCGGTTTAGTTGGATCACTAAGACAGCAGGGAAATGCCTTGCCATCTGGCCATGCGTGTAGATGCACCCATGGTAAGGTACAGATACTTTTATTGATAGTGGGATCTAAGGATTTCCCACCACTCGGGGAATGTGTCCCTAAAGCTCTGTTTACGATATTCATCTTGTTCTTCATTGCGTTTCATAAACAAACGCATCTTCTCTGGGTCTGGACTGCTGGCTATAAAATTAAGTATAGGAATAATTTCAGGTTGATACTCTTGAATAGGCGACAGTTTCTTTACTAAAATTTTCTTAATCTCGGGATCTAATGCCGCTATACTTTGGTCGTATGGTGCATGTAATATATTGTACCACACACTAGTGCCAATATTTTTTACTATTTCTTCTGTGATCTCGTCTAAGTAGAAAATATTGTAATTACTTATAGTAGCGTTAGTGCTAAGTCTAATCCAGTCGTGCTCTTTAAATTTTAACACATGGTTTCTTACTTTAGACCAATCACTGGGGTAGCGTTGATAGTGATGCCTATCACCAATGTCGTCTACACTAACTTGTATGTCTAATAATTTAAATTCTTTCCAAAGTGCAAATTGTTCATCACTGGGCATAATACTACCGTTGGTATTATAATGAATAGTTTGCTTTTTACTGTAACCTTTTTCAACGCTGTGTTTTAAAATAGTCCACATGTTTTCGATTAATAGTGGCTCGCCGCCGTACATATCCATGTGTTCAATATTTGGTAATGCTTGTTCTAGATTTTTCCAAATGTTTTGATCTGGATTCCAAGCATCACGCATGGCCTTAAAAGGCTTATGAAATTCTATTTTGCTTTCGTTGGGCTTACGTAAACTGTGCCATTCGTCAACCCACTGACTGCTGTTCCATGGATTGCAGATACGACATTTTAAATTACATAGATTGCCCATCTTCAAGTCAACAATTTTAATAACATGTTCACCTGCACGTATATTTTTAGAACCGTTTAGATATTCTTTGCTGTCTCTCATACGTTTGCTGTTTTGGCCAGCACGTTCTTCATCCCAACATCTTTTGCAGTTGGGATTTTTAAATCCTATATTTAAATCTCGACGCAGGTTGTCCATCCATGGACTATTGAACGCTTCTTGTAGACTATCTTGACTAGGCCTGTATGGGGTTCCATCGTCTTTGCGTATAGGCAACTCGCTCATACAACAAGTTTTGTAAAAACCATCCGGTGTGGTGCTCATAGCCGCATGGGGATGAATACAAAATGTTTGTTTATTAATATACATTGTACCATTCCTTAAACCATGGATGCAAATCTAATAGATCTTGTCGTCTATGTTGATCCATAAATTTCATACGTTTAACAAAATCTTTTTTATCTTGTTCACTGGGATCAGGACTATAAGCTACTCTTTCCAAAGTCTTTACAGTATTAGACAATGCATAATGATTGCTATACTTTTGATTAATATGTTCTACACCCTGTAATGCTAGTCTTAGTTTGTCAGAACCTGGTAATATCTCTGGTCGCATACAACTAGGATGATCAACATTAATAACAAATAAGTTGAAGTCCAATTCTCCTACTAGGATATCTGTAGTTCGTTTTATGCTGGGTATTGTTAAATTGCTTAGTGTGGTGTGTATGCAAGTTTTGTTGTTGGGTCTATCCATGGACCAATATTTTAATTCTTTAAGGTTACTGTAAATTTTATCCCACTTGGCAGGCCAACGAACATACTCGTAATATCCTTCTACTCCGTCGATACTAGCGTTTAGATTAACTTCTTTAAAATGACTCCACTTTTCGTACCACTTACTACCAATTGTAGTAATGTTACTGTTATACTCTAATGATATATTTTTGGCAAAGTCTAATTCTATTAACAAATCAAGAAACTCTTCTTGTTCGTCCATGATTAGTGGTTCGCCACCAATGATGTATACGCTTTTAAGGTCGTGCCCTTGTTGTCTAACAACGTCAAAAAGTCTGCTGTGTTTGACCCAGCTGGTTTTTTCTAAAAAGTCTAAGTCAACTGATGTGTAAGCATTTGTAGGATCCTTGGCAATTTCCTGCGCTAACAAACTACTGCTATAAGGATGACACATTCTGCAAGCAAGATTGCACTTATTACCAAAGTCTAATTCTAGTCTTTCTAACTTTACTTCCAATTTGTTTTCTTGCAGTTGAGCATAACTGTTGGGAAAGCGGTAGGTATTGTTAATTTGCCTATAACTTTCAGCACCAATGTCTTCTAGCTTCCAACAACGTTCGCATTGTGCAGGCTTATGGCCAGCAGTCATTATGTCGCGTACTTTTTGTATAGCGCCACCTTGTTGCCAATTTAAATCAAGTCGTTGTGTAACAGGCCCGGGCCATCCTTCGCCGCTGAGGCCACCATTAATAGCATTACAACATAGGCGTTGATGCCCACTTTGTCCAATGCTCAAAGTGTTCCATGGTAATACGCACAATGTTTTACTTGACATGTTGTTTGCACTCTAATAAAAAGTCTTGATATTCGGGAAATGTTTCTAAAAAGTTTGATCCTCTACGACGATCGTGCTCAGTAAAAAACTTATAAAAGTCTGCTTTGGCAGTTAACTCTCTAGCCAAACTCAAACTATTCTTTACAAAATGTGTACGTACTCGTTCTAGCCTTTCAATCTCAACTTCGCTGAATCCAGTATTTAAATGCTGTTTCATAAATGCAATATCAGCATCGATGTACTTGACAAATTCAGTAGGCAATATATTAATGCTCCAATGATCGGGCTCTTTAAGATGGGGTGTTATAAATTCAACCCTGCGGCCGTATACTTGTCGCCATTCTAATATTTTTTTCAACAGTTGATTAAAGCTAGGCAGTACTAAGTTATTGTAAGTTACCATAATTTCAACACTGGCATTTATGTCCTTGAAGTTGTTCATTATAGTTTTAAAATTTTGTTCCCACTCTGCACAATTTAATCCCCAACGGATGTATTCGGCCGGCTTGCCCCACGTGTCTAAACTAACATGCATACGATAATCTTTAATAGCACGTTTGGTTAATAGTGTTCGCACACGTTCGCTGAGTTTTTCTATTAGTGCAGGCTTGACTCCCAAGTTACTGTTAATTAACAATGTAAGATGCGGTGCTGGCTCTAATTCTAACTTGTCTAGTAGTTGCCACGTATTTTGATTCAGCATAGGTTCGCCGCCCGTAATACGTAGAGTCTGTAGGTCTTTGATTAAAGTGGGCCACCATTGCCAAAAAGCCTGTACGTAAGGGTTACTGTCGTCATCGCTTTCATAGTATTCCCTATCTTTAATAAAGTCTATGTCATATTGTTTGCTAACAACAGGAAATCTTCCATTGGCTTTGATATCATTGATCCAACTGTTACTAACAGTAGGAGTACAGTATCCGCACATAAAATTACAAACGTTACCAAAGTTAACTTCGATAAAGCTAGGATTGTAATCATCGGTTGGTTTAAGATTGCGTATAGTTTCAAACTGTACCATATCATTGGCGCTGTTAATAATCCTATCACTGACATGGCCCGAATCTTCTACATTCCAACAAAAACTACATTCTGGTGGACGTTGCTTGTTCAGCATCATTTCTCGTTGTTTACTCTTATAGGCTGTATTGTGTAGTCCACTGGGTGTTCTTTGTATATCTTTAATATCAATTTTATGTGGGTATGGATGATAACAACTGTGATTGTCACCTGTTTGCAAATACAATGTTTGCTGTGTCCATTTTAATAAACAAAAGCCAGTCCCTACAGAATCTAGCTTTTGTTTAACAGCACGTAGTTTATCTAAGTCATCCATTGGTCTGTGTTTTGTGATGCTGATTGCCCAACTCGCCGTTGTCTAGCTTGTTCCATTCTTTTCCACAACAGGTACTGCATTGTCTGCTACGCATATTGTGTCCTTTGTAAAGGCTTCTAGGTAAGAATCTATCAAAGAACTGACCTTTAAGTACCTGGCTTAGTGTGTTTTTGTGCAGACTTAATGTGTCCATGCCGCCTGCTAATTCTATCATTTGAATACTAGCATCATCACTTATATTTTTAAATGCCGCGCCTTGCTTGGCAACTTCCCATGGCCTATCATCACTGATATGACGCCATGGTTCACCACCAATAAAACAACAGGGAAATACATGTCCACTAGCACTAACAAATATTTCATTTACTTGATTGTTACCGCCCTTTTCGTGATGCTGTGCTCTACAACTAACTTCAATGTCATTGTGTCTAAAGCTAACCCATTGGTTCTTTTCATTGTCCCATTCTCTATGTTCCAAACTAATCTGTGTCATTCGATCAAATTCTTGATTAGTAATGTACATAGGAACAATACCAATTGTCTTAAGTTCTTTGAAATTACTATCTCTAAAGTTTTCATTGTCTGGCTGTTCAAGTTTATACAAAACTTGCTTTTCTTTATCTAGTACTTCGTAATAACCACGACCTTGGTCTGTCCACTTGTGCCAACGTGTAGTACGCTTAACGTTAAAAAATTCAAAGCCCAGTTCATTGGCCAATGCTCTGGCTTCTTCAACTTGATGCTCATTGTGTTTAAAAACAATAAAGTCCCACTTAGCTACTCCACCTGCTGCCTTAAAGGCCTTCATGTTAGCCAGTATCTTGCTGAACTTGGTATTGCGACGATATAAGTGATTAGTATCTTCTAAACCGTCTACGCTAAACACGCAAAAGTCTCCGCGTTCAAAATTGTTAACAACCTTGCCTAATTCAGTCCACCACGCAGGTGTACGTGCGCTGGCATTAGTGTGTAGTGTTAAGGCCATGTTGGGATTGTGTTCCCTCATGTACTTGAATATTTCTAAACTATCTTTAGCAACAATAGGATCACCGTAATTGCCGCAAGCATAAACACGCTTTAATTGTTTTACAAACTCTGGAGGGAACCAAGTTTTAAACTGTTCTAATGTGATTTCTGTTTCTAAGACTTTGGGATTGAGTTCACCACCGTTGTTAATGTAACGCGGGCACATAGGACACCCAGCATTACATTTGTCAGTGAGCTCTAAGTGCATGCCTGTTATTTCGCCAGGACCATATAAGGCTGGCACATCATAGTTCATTAATCTCATTTCCAATTCCTATATACTTGTTCACACATATTAAAAAATTCTGTGTATTCTGGGAAGGTAGCTAATAAGTTAGTACCTCTGCGTTTATCGTGTTCGGTAAAGAACGTATAAAAGTCTCTGCGGCCCTGGCGCAGTATGCTGGGACTTACTGGATTTTCTGCCATGTAGTCAACTACACGTTTGAACTTTTCTATTTCTACTTTGTCAAAGCCGTGAGTAAAATCTTTTGTTCTCTCTTTATATTTCATGTGTCGCAAATGATCCCACATATAATCTAAAAAGTTCTTAGGCAATATATTAATCATCCAGTGTGGCGGCTCTTTGAGATAAGGAGTGTCAAAGCCAATACGCTGTGTGTACATATTTTCCAGTGTACCGTATTCTTCTCTAAGTTTTAGTATCTTATCTAACAAATATCTAAATTTAACTACACTAAGCACATTGAATGTAATCATCAAATTAATTTTACTGTTAGGGACAGTATCTAAAAAGATGCGTAAGTTCTTTTCCCATAACTCACAGTCTAGACCGTTACGCATATACTCTGCACGCTCGCCCCAGCCGTCTATGCTAGTGAACAGTCTAAAATCTTTTATCTTTTTTTCTGCTAACAACTTACTAACTCTTTCGCTGAGTTTTTCTACTAGGCTAGACTTCATACCTAGGTTACTGTTTATATGTAACTGTAGCTCAGGAGCAGGATCTTGATCTAACATGTCCAACAGTTTGAATGTGTTGCTGTTAAGTAAAGGCTCCCCACCAGTAATACGAAACACACGCAGGTCTTTCTTTAGCTCTGGCCACCACTGCCACCAAGCATCTACGTAAGGATTGTCCATGTCAGGTTCATAGAACACTCCGTCTTTTAAGAAATCAATGCTATACTGTTTGGTAGTAATGTCATAGTCGCCTTTGCGTTTTATTTCTTCCATCCAAGCACTACTAGCCTGTGGACAGCAATAGCCGCATTTAAGTTGGCAAGCATTACCAAAACTAACTTCGATATGCCTAGGGTTCCAATCAGCGTCAGCATCTAGTTTACGTATAGTATCGTAGTCTTCGATTGCATAGTCGCTGGTACTGTGTACAAACCTGTCACTGATATGATCACCGCCCAAGTCTTCGATGTTCCAGCAATAATAACATTCGCTGGGACGCTCGCCCTCTAGCATTAGCTTACGTTGTTGCTTTTTGTATTCGGTATTATGTAAGCCGCTGGGACTACGTTTGATATCTTCAATTCTAATTTTGTGCGGCCGCGGATGATAACAACTATGGTTATCTCCCATGTGCAGGTATAAAGTTTCTGTTTGCCACTTCATCAAGCAAAAGCCCTTGCCCACGGCATTGAGTTTTTCTTTTGTTTCTAGTAGCTTGTCGTAATAGCTTTTAGGCTCTTGCATTGTAACTGTTCTCACATTGTTTCCAGTATAGACTTAATTCTGGAAATGTTTTAGCAAAGTTAGTTCCTTTGCGGTAATCGTATTCTTTAAAAAAAGCAAAAAAATCTCTACGCAACAACTGTTTTTCGTTTTCAGTATACTGACAACTTTTCATCCAATCAATATTGCGTTTTAATTTGTCTATTTCAAAGTCGGCAAATCCAATAAGTTCGCCAAGATGCGATGTGCTATTTGCTTCCATATACTTAACTGCTTGGTCAAGTAAGCTATACATATTGCTGGGCAAATTTTGAATAGTCAACCAAACGGGTGTGCGTAGTGTAGGAATATCAAACCATACACGTTGTCTATCCCAGTAGTTATTAAACTCGGGATTCTTTTCAGGAATGTCCTTGAGACTATTAACATACTTACGCATTTCTAAAATCATTTCAAGATATTTTTGTAATCCAGGAACGCTTAGAATGTTAAAGGTGTTAATAAAGTTAATGGTAGTCATGTGTGTATCATACAGCACACGTTTGGTATTGGCAATAAGAGTATTGTAGTTCATACCATTTCGTATGTACTCTGCTTGTGCTCCTACACTGTCAACACTAACATAAATGCCAATGTGACGACATGCCTTAGTTCGTGTTAGTTCGTAACTAAAGCTACCATCAGCAGGTACACTATCTATATTAGGTAAACCATTAACTTGTAATCTGTGTAGTGTGTCGATATTAACTTTATTTTTGTTTAAAACATGACGTGGCCATTTAGTATGACTTTTCTTGCCATTGTTAACTGCTACAATAGTTGCACTGGCGCTGTAATTTTCAATAGCTTGAACACTAGCAACAAATTTGTCTAACAGATCCTGGGTAGGAGGACACATATTAGTGGTAATACCAATTTCTAAATCCCCCTTAGGATTGTTAGCAACATAATCTAATACCCTAAAAGTATTTTTATCCATTAATGGTTCGCCGCCCGTCATGCGGAATACCAATAATGTTTCATATAATTCTGGCCACCACTTCCAAAAGGCTTCTACATAAGGATTGTCTCGATTAGCAACCTTTAACGGCATTAGTCCATTGGCCTCTAGTGCAGAAATAGCGTTATGCGGAGTACTAGTTGGATAAGGACCATACTCTTTGATTTCTTCTTCCCATGCGGTGCTTAGATGTGGACTGCAATAAGCACATTTAAAATTACAACTTTGATTAAAATTAACTTCTACATACGTAGGATTAGGTTCTAAATTACTGATACTGTCACGATAGGGTAATGCCCAATGTTCGCTACTGCGGTAATGACGGTCGCTGACATTGCCCTGTGCTTCTAGACTCCAGCAGTACTTACAGCCTTCGGGTTTTTCACCACGTAGCATTTGTTTGCGTTCGTTTATTTTTTGATCAGTATTGTGCAAAGCACTGGGTCTACGTTGTATTTGATCTATACTGATAGCGTGAGTAGGCGGATGGTAACAACTGTGTGTTCTACCATTTGTTAAATGTAAGCTGACATGATACCATTTAGCTAAACACATGCTGGCACTTTGACTGTTAAGCCATTCGGTGCTGGATTCTCTGAGTTTAACTACTTCAGTAGCTGTAAGTGGATTTGTGTGTACGTATGGTCGCATAATTAACTGCGTAGATTATTTATTCTACGCTAATTTGCAACCAATGTCAAGAAGTTATTTCAGGCGGCTTTTGCTTCTTAGTAGAACTCATCATGTTAGAGCTCTTTGGGTGATGTTCCCAGTGTTCGCTGTGTAGTTCACTGGCAATATTTGGTTTATGTGCTACTAGCCATTTTTTGATTACGGGGATGCAATCTGCGTGTGGATCTTTTTCCTTATTGTAAAAGTCCAAGAGTTTTTGATGTAAGTCAGGATAAGTTATGCCAACTTGACTAAGCTGTTTAATACTGGAATTAGCATCCTTGCCCACTGGCAAAGTACCAAATAGTACTAAATGTCCTAGGCCAATAATATCGATTCTAGCACGTTCGATATCCATGGCTGTTTGTTCTTGTATAAATTCGTGAGCTCTCATAGTATTATTTAACCAATTTGATCATTAAACCAGCAAAGTCAAATTCCCACCATTTTTCTTTGGTTGTATAGCTGATAGGATTATCATGATGGTTAGCATGCCAGCCTTCACCAAAGAATAAAATAGCTGTAATGGGATTATTGTAAGCATGATGTTTGTGGTTATCTCGGTTTTTGTAGCCGAACCAGTGATTAATAGTGTTTACGCTACCGCCAATTTCCCATAATAATGCCATGGGTGCAAGGTAAGCACAGACAAATAGAGTTGGACTGATTATCAACCAAGTTACTGCTATTGCTATATGTAGCTTAAAATAGTATCTATTTAGATTAGTTTGAAACTTGTCTTTGAGCATGTCAATAATATGCTCGCCGCCTGCTTGGCCAAACATACCTAGAAACTGTACACGGGCTAGTCCTAAGTGCTCGGGTCCATGTGGGTCTCGAGCTGTGTCAACAAACTTATGATGCGCCCTATGTACCGCAGTCCATACCATGGGACTACCGATTCCCGCATAAGCACCAAGCAGACTACCTATTTTTCTATATCTACTGCTAGCAGGCCAGCTGTTATGCGCTAACAGTCTGTGATAAGTCATTACAAGACCAAAACAACCGCTGGCTACGAAAACAAATAAACTAACTAACCACCACCATGCTTCTCCATAAAATATTTGATACAAAAGGCCAAGATGTGCGGCAATTTGTATATAAAGAACTTTCCAGCTAGTTGTTGTATATTTCTTTAAAGAAACAAATTGCATAAAATAATCTTTCTTGTAGTTTCAACTAAAGGCACACAGTGCCAAGTAATTTCAGTATTAAGCCAAAACGTGCCGGTCCACTTTTTATTTTGTCCCTGATGAATTATTTTTTCAGGAAATTCATGTTCTACTTGTTCGGGTACCCAACGCATAATTCTCTCATGAGAAAAATGTGTTTGCGTATTGTTATCTTGTACATTGATTACACCCGATAACAATACAAATCTATTATCTAAATGCCAGCCTTGATTGAACCCAGGCTGATCGATTACTCTACTAAATGCTATTTTTGTTCTACTAGCATAACGTTTAGTAAACCAAATGTCGAAGTTAGGACTATCGAACATAGGGTACCGTAACGGATCTAGAGATACTAATTGTTTAGTTATTAACCTTAGCGGCTCATAGAGCTCTTTACTAAATTTACTAAACTCGTCGTTGGTATCATCACGTGGAAATATTGTAAATCGTTGTGGCTCTACATCTAACGACCCATAGTCAACTCTGCCCGCTGGTGCCTCAAACATACGATCAACATCAAATCTTTCGAATTCTGGAAACTCAACATCAATAATAGCAGGAGAGTCGATTATGTTGGTAACATTCATATTTTATTGTACAAGAGTCAGTGTCTAAAGTCAAAGATGCTGGTTACTTTATCCAGCGTACACTAACGGGGTACAGTCCAATTGTCCGGACGCCTAATACCGTTGACGACTAACGGCCCTAAGGTGGGGCTGGTTGCTCTTAGAGCGAATTCTTATATATTGTATTTAATCTGGCCGTAATCCAAAGACCTGGACTACCGTGAACGCTTTTAGTTATACTAGGCATTTTGGAATGATAAAAATCATATAGCTTGTCTTGCAACTCATCTGTTACTTGAGAACTATTATAGTCTAATTGATTACTAGCTAGTTGTTTTATAATGTCTAGTTCTTGTTCTGTAAATTGTTTACTGAGTAACTGAGCTTCGTTAGTAGGTATATGATCGTGCGGCTTCCGAGCCGGCCGATACCGTTGTTTTTTTAAATTCTGCATATCGATAAAATGAAAAGGGCTACTTAGTAGCCCGGGGAAACTGATTAGTTTCTACGTAGAATACTTCTTAACATCCACGCATGTTTTTTGTGTACGTCAATTCTGTCTTGGATAAAATTGCTTAATCCAAGCTCCTTGGCACCTTCTGCTAGTTCGTACACTCTGTATAATAGTCCAATTACTCTTTCGTTGTCGTCGTGTAACTTGGCTACCATATCCATAGCAGTAGGAATTTTTAATTCATCTTCAACAATAGTTAATTCATTAAATCTAGATAAACTGCCAGGCGTAAACGAGCCTAGCTTACGAATATTTTCTGCAATAGGATCTACTGCTGTCCATAATTCGTTGTATAAGTCTTCAAAAAATGCATGAAACTGCGGAAAGTGAATACCTTCTACGTTCCAGTGATAGTTGTGTGCCTTTAAATATAAAGAAAATGTGCTAGCATGTAGCACTTTCATTTCTTGTACTAGTTGTTCCATGTTATACTCCGCCGCCTACTAGCTTGCCGTTAAACGGATGCTTAGTACCCCATTGGGCAACAGGCATTTTCGTGGCTTTGTCGGTGGCTTTGACTTGGTCTGAAAACACTTTGTCTGTAGTGTAATCGGTACCAAGTTTGCTTTTTGATTCTACTAGCTCGTGTAATCTCATAGCATACGTGCCGCGGCAACTGCCTTAGTGACTGATTCGTGTAGTCTTTGTACTACTTCGGCTACCTTAGGATTACTGCGCTGGCTTTCACTTAGGCTTTCGATCTTACGTAGTGTTTCTTTAACTTGCTTTTTAAGATTAGACAAGCTGGCTTGTGCTTCTTTAACTTTCTTTGGGCGACCACGACCACGCTTAGGAGCGTCAGGATCAGGTAGTGGACGAGTACGTGGACGACCACGGCCACGCTTTTCGCCTGTTGCTGGATCTTTTCCGTCTGCTGTATCCTCTTCGGAATCAGCACCGCCATAGTTCTGACGTGCTCTGTGGATTAATCCAGTTTTAGTATATTCTACTTCGCCCTTGCTAGTACGCTTTTTATCGCCGACTTTTGGCTTATCGTCGTCTTCTTTGTTTTTCCAGTCGAAGGCATTGCCTTCTTTAGCCATTTTCTTTTTGCCTTCATTAACCATACTTACTCCGATAGTGTACTGGAACATTTCATCCAGTTCATCAAATTGTGCTCGTGTCTCAGACACAAGTGTTTGGATATACTTTGAAGCACTTTTTATGCTATCAAATGTGTCTGCAACATCTTCACCTACATATACTTTAAAAGCACCAGCGGCATTTTGTTTTACAGAAATACGTGTAGGGTCAGGTAAGTTAACCTCGTCCTCTAATAACGTATCCTCTTCTAAAGTACCTACTTTGATAATATACTCGCCATCACTTTCAACAACGAAAGGAATAAAATCAGTGCTGAACTGTTGTAGAGTTTCTACAATGTCTAATGCAGTCTGTTGACTGCGTGTTTTAATAGCACCGTCAACATAAAAATCAACACCATTTTCTAATAAGTGATCATGTAGTGTTCCTACGATTGCATCTTCTAATGTAGGAAATGATGATTCATGAAATTGTGCTACACGTTCTTGATATGTCATAGCTTTATCCTCTTTAACTTCGATAGCTTGTGCAACTGTGCCCATTGGTGCGCCCATTTGCTGATATTTTGCTTTTGCTTCCATTTCGTTTTTAGCAAAAACAGTCATTGATCCGTTTGGATCTTTTTGTGTTTTTAAACTGTAAATCTTTTCACCCGGATTACGAACAACCTCGTCTGAATTTTGACCAGGTGTGTTAGCATTTTGCTGATTAGGCGCTCCTGGCGCTGTTGTTCCTTGTGGTTTAGTTGCACCAGGAGCAATAGGTTTAGCAGGAGTCATCGGAGTAGGTGTTGGCATTATTTTTTACCTGCAAACATTCTGGCCATACGTGCCATTGCTTCTGCTTCTACAGATTCATTACTTGTGGAACGAGTAGTAGCTAATTTATATTGATTCCACTCATCCATTAAGTTTGCTGTTTCTTTAACTTTTTCAGGAAGGCCTTTATGTTTGGTTTTGGCAAAGTCTTTGGCTGCTTTTTTAGGCATGTCTTTGGCTACTTTAGCAACTTCTTTACTAGCAGGCTTTTCGCCTTTTTGTGCGGCATGTACCATGCCCATGAAACGCTGTTGTGCTTTGCTTTTGGCCTTTTCCATTACAGCACTTTCGGAAACTGTATCTAAAATAAAGTTAGCAATTTTTTCTGCATCTTCAGGCTGTGTGCCTTGAATCTTTTTGCTTACTAGTTTAACTAACTTGTCTTTGTCAAATTCGGGATCTAAGTCATCTCTGCTCTTAGCATATTTTTGAATAGCTTTGATGCCATCTAGGATCTTACCGATGTCTGCTTGAGTTTGCGGATCGGCAGGTTCTGTTGCTAGTGCGCCTGCTTGCGGTGCTGGAGCAGGCTCTTGTGCAGGTGCGGCTTGGTTTTGTGTTGGGTCAGCAGCCGCATTGGGATCTTGCTGTTCGCCGGCCTCGTTAACATTTTCAAAGGTATTCAATACTACATGAAGAACTTTAGCACCAGGGTGTTGACTTAAAAACTTTTTGCGAGCATCTTCTTCGTTTTGACCTTGCGCTCTAAAAGTCTGTTTGCCCTGGCCTATATCAGCAACAACAAAGAAACTCTTATCGTAGGCTTCGCTTATCGCACTTTCTTCATATTCATGGTGCCCGTGCCCCTGAGCATAAGTACCGTCCAACTGGAATTCGTTATCGTGAATGCTTTTGTATTCTACATAATCCTTAACAGTATCGATATAGTCTGCGGCAATAGCAATTTTTTCTAAAACCCATGGTTCTAAGTTATCTGTATCTTTAATGATTCTATGCAATTGAATTGCATTTTTGATAGCATTATATAAATTGCTTTTTGCCATGAAGCCAGCATCGTCGCTGTCGTCTAAAACGCTTTCGACTAACTGTTCTTGGATTGATTTTTTACTCATAAATTGGCTCGCAGAATTCTTACCCAATAAATGGGATTTTCAGTATTATTTATCCGAAAATGAAATTAAATGATTAAGCTAATCTAGCTTCAGCAACTTGCTTAACAGCCTGAATAGCTTTATTAACATCGGTTTTAGGTAATGTAACTTCGTATTCTTTGCCGTTGAATTCAAAGGTATCTTTACCAGCGGCGGCAGCTCTGATATGTGCAAAAGCCGCATCTTCTTCTTTACCGCCTAGCTTTCTACTGGCCCAATCCCAAATGTCATCTGCGGCTTTCATGCCTAATTTAGCGCCTTGATAACCGGTGTAACCTCCTATGATAGGAGCAAAAATACCACCCAACATACTGCCTATAATAACACCACCAGTACCACTTAGTGCGCCCATGCCTAAACCAGCTGCCATCTTAACTGGGAACGGCGCGGCTTCGTCGACACCATTGTTTAGTAGTTTTTTTAGACGATGCAAAGGATAAACTATTTCTTTGGTTTCTTGTGGATACTTTGCTATAGCTTTGTCGGCAAGTTCTATAGCATCTTCTATGTGAGAACTACCATTGTCAATGGCCCATCTTAGAAAACGACGAATGTCGAGTTCAAGACCAGAGTGTTGCAGTTCTCGTTCGATGTGTTTTAAAGGCATACCTGAATTTATAATATCTTCTTCTGTTGATTCGCCCACTGTACGACTCTTACGTTCTTCTTCCTCTTCTCTTCTACGGCTATACTCGTATTCTTGTTTGTCAAACTCTCTGTCTATTTCACGTTGTTTAGAAGCAGTGCCATCTGAATTGTGGGCGCCTTTGGAGTAATCTCCGTAACCTGGGGGAGGTTTAAGGCGATATTTGTTAGTTTCTCCTAATCGACTTGAATCACCGTGTTCTTCAAGCATATCAGCTACCTGCATGACCCATCCAGATACATCGCTAGTTCCAATTTCATCTACATCTCCCACAAAATCAGCCACAGAGTCAATAGCGTCCATAACCTGTACAGGGCCATATTTTTGTAGTAATTCTGGGTGGCGAGTTAGGATGCGACGTGAAATAGCATTAGATACTGCTTCTCTGCTGTCGCTATCTTCTTTTACTTTTTTCACTCTACGTTGCATAGAGCCGATTGGTGCGCTAACGGCAGCAAAAGCACCGGATGTGTTTTCAACTAATTCTTGTAATCTCATCTTGATTGTAATATTCTTATGGTGTCACGGAGATTGGCGATCAGTTCCCTATCCGTTTCTTCTCTGGATTCTAAATCGTCAACTTCTTTGTCAAGTTGATCAATTTCTTTGTCCATTTTATTCAGCTCATGCTCTTGCTCTGCATCATTGCGCTCTACATCGTCTATGTCGCTTTGGTCTTTTTCTAAGCCAAGCTCCAAGTATTTTAGTACAGCTTCTAAATCGTCATGACCTAAATTGGGGTACATACTACGAGCTCTACGGGCTAGTCGTGCGATTTCGACATCGCCCGCGCCAGTACGTCCAAGTGTATTAATACCAGATTTAAGCTCAGTTAATCTCATAATTATATTTATACTGGACTATATGGGTTTAAGGGTCTATCCCACTCGCCTTCCTGTGGAGGATACACAGGATATTCATTATTTCGTTCACATAACATATATTTTTCCCACAGAATTACCCAAAACGTCATTAAACAACAGTTCCATATCCCTAGCTAAAACTTCTGTTGTTTGACGTCTTTCTTGTTCGTCTCTTAGTTCTTCTGAACGTATAGTTAACTGACGACTAGGGTTGCCCCATGCTTGCCGTCCATAGCCGATACTAACTGGCAACGGATTTAGTGTTACGTTGCCAGTGCCCAAGTACTGTGCAAATAGTTCATATAAAAACTCGTAGGGTCTTTTAATATCACCTTCCCTACTACTGCGTTGTGTGCCAATAGCATTGAATAAAGCATTGTATTCTTTACTGAGTTCAAACTTTAATTGTCCACCTGGGTTACCTCTGTTGCCATAAAAATCCTGAAGAATTTGATTGATAGTTCTAAAGAAGTGACTTTCTGCTTCTTGCCAAGCAGGATCTCCACTGCTACCCCTACCACCAGCTACAATAGCATGGCCGAATCTATGTGCCATAACCCATGGAGTCAGCATACGTTTAGCATCACCTTTGTTGCCCACAAATACTACTGTAATTGCATCTTCGTGACCTTTGACAATTTCTTTACCTTCATCACCAAATATGATTTCCACATTACTTGGAGTCATCGGTCCGTATTCACTGTAGCGCCCGGTACCCGATACATTACTAAAAAACAATCTAAAATCAAAAGGTGTCTTTTCAAAAAACTTTATGGCCTTAACTTTGTTAACAGGATGAGGCACTAGTTTTTTGTCAGGTCCCCTAAACGGGCCCGGCTTATTAAAGTCACCAAAAGGTTCATAATCTACTAGAGGTGCTTCATTTAATAATTCTTGTAGTCTCATATCAATGGAATAGCAAATAGCTACCTAAAACATCATCTCTATTGGCTGCGTTGTCACCGTCGCCAGGCATTACAATAACATTCCATTTGTTTTTATCACCTTCGGGAGTACGCATCATTTCATCATATGTAATGATACTGCTGGTATCTAATGCATACTTTTTAGCCATGCGCTGTTTAAATTCTTCTAACTCTGCACCGGACTTAAATTGCATACGGTCTTTGGCATCTTTAATTAGCTTGTTACCATCACGTGCAATCAAGTCCCAAAACATTTCTTGCGGCACAACCTTGCTGTGCTTGACTCTTTGAAAGTCTACTTTCTTTTCCTGACTGGTATGTGCGCCTCCGCTAAAGTTCATACGGAAATTCTTAGGACGACTTGCAGTAGCTACGTCAGCTATCTTGGTATAAGCATAAAACTCTACGTCAGGATTATCATTAGCAATTTGATAAGCAACATCTAGATATTCAGGACTAAAAAAGTCTCCGGCATCGTGCCAACGAACTACCATCTTAACATTCTTTTTACCCAGCTTGGCTTTAGATTTTTCTATTTCTGTGTTAAGCATACTTGCAAAGCCTTCAGGATCGTTTAATAAGAAGTTTAACAATCTAGTACTGCTCATACTAGAAGCTTTAAACATAACATAGCCGCCCTGCATTGCATAACAGTAAGTTTTACAAGCGCCGGCGCCCGGGCAAGTATCTACTACTACAAACTCACCTGTTTCTTCATTGACTGCCAGTCCTTTAAGTGCTGGTAAGCCAATGTCATAGATTGCTTGACTGCCGGTTTCGCTGTGTTGCATTTTAGCGTTTTGGCCTAATATACTTTTTGGTCTAGCAGTGATCATGGCCTTAAGTGCATCCAAGTCGTACTTGTGTCCTTTTTCGTCCTTGATTTCAACGTTACTGCCATGCACGTAAGGATAGTCGAACTTGTCTCTTTTAGTTTTGGTCTTAGTTTTAACGCGGCCTAAAAAATCCTGCATTTCATCGTCGTCCATTGCCCTATACTTGGATCCTAGACCAAATGGAGCTTCTGACAGACTTTCACTAGTCATGCTGGATTTGTATTCTTCCCATGGTTCTAAGAAATCTTCTTTCCATTTTCCTTCTTTAACAGACCAAGCAAAATCAGTAAGCCTGCCTAGGCCGCCGCCTATGTCACCAATAAGGTTATCGAGCTTTAGCATTTCTTTTGTGTTAGACTTTAAGTGATATGCAATAAAGTTGTAAAGCCAATCAGTATCATTATTTTCAACAGCAGACTCGTAACGTCTCCAATGCATAGGATTTGTCACAACTGCTTGGCCAAGTCTACCTAGTTTTTTAATTAAGACATCTGCTCGATCCAGCCATTGACTGTCTCCTGCGGATTCTTCTACGTCCTGTTGTTCATGATCAACAAATTGATCCAAGCTCATAACCGTAAGGCCATTTAATTTTTTCTGTTTTGATTCAAAAAGCTCACTGGCTCTCATATTAGTTCCCTTACGTTATGTTCAATGGCCGCATCTAGCCAGTTTAGTATTTCACCGTTCATGCCTATTGCACAGTCCATCTGTAGGTCTAGCTCATCGATGCTTTCTAATTCGTCCATGATTAACTGATAAAAATCTTTTTCCTGCGTCCAGTCTGCTATTGCATCACTGACTATATCATATCTTGCTTCAAACTCTTGCCATGTATCAATATCACGAATGGTTCTAGTAATTTTATTAACTAAATCATAACCTTCGTCATTAAAGGCTTCCCATGCTAGTTCTTTGAATTCGTCTGGATCAACTAACTCTTTTAGAATTTTTGCGTCGTGAAGTAATTGTACCAGCATATTTTTAATAACAGTACCAGTGTCTTCATTTACAAATGCTAATAAACGATTTCTTATTTCTTCTGGGAATTTTCTAAGTAATTTTTCATATTCTTCTGTGTCAAGTATCAAGGCTTTGATATTAAGATTATGTGCTTGATCGTAGAATATTTGTTTTAATTGCGGGAATCTTTTTACAAGATCTATCATTGGTACAGGATGATCTTTTTCATTCATAAACTGCCTAGTTTCGAAATGCAGTTGATATTTCTCATCTTTATATGCAGGCTTTTGAGGTATAAGAATAAACAATTCGCCCTTGCCGGCATAAGTGTCAAACATGTTATTAGTATTAGCCGCAGTACACCAACGTGTACCACGTCCGTAATAGCAAGCGGCTTCTTTGTTAATAGGTTGAATTACTCTTAGAACAGAATCTTTATAAATTTCGTGGGATTTGCCTTTGGCTTCGGGGCTTTCGTCTACATCGGGATATTCGTCAACTACACTTAAAAAATCGCCAATATTAGTATAGCGCATAAAATCATTACGAGGACTAGGAATAACTTTTTTGCGTTTAAGTTTATCAAATTTAATAAGATAATCTGATAATGTACTGCCCATGTCTTCGAACTTTGTTTGTCCTTGTCCGTATATTTTTGCTAGGGCCTGTGCGTATTCTTTATTTTGTGTGGGATCCGACTTTTCGATTTGGTCCATGACTAAATCTAATAATTGGTCGTCGGATACTTGATCTGGATCTCTGAATTGTGCGGGTATACTACGATCTCTCCTAGCAATAGGGACGATTTTCCTGCCATAGTTTTGGGCGGTGATATCTCGATTGTACTCGAGTAATGTGATATTTTCAGCTAGAAGTTCTTGTAATCGCATAATAAATGGCTCAATTCATGTATTTATTGAATTTATACCATTTATTTTTGCTTAGAGATTATTAGTATTGACACCTACTTGCTGTAGTCTATTGCGTATGGTTTCTTCCATGCTGGTAGCAATAGCATCATCTTCGCGCCACATATCATCAAAGTTTAAGTCAACGTTTTCAATGATACCCAGTTTTACAAACGTCTTTTGCAGTCTAGGGGTCAGCAGTCCAATATCCTTGATAATAGGAACGATTCTGCTCATCATGTGTTTTTTAACTTTGTGGTAGCTGACGTTTTCTTTGATTTGGCGCCCTACGTCTTTCATATCCAAGTGATGATCTAAGATTTCGTTAAAATCCAAGCGGGCATATAGCCACATTACACAAGCAATTAAATAGTCCTCGCGGTCCATTAGTTCTTGTGCAGTTAGACCTTTATAATAATCTTTAAGAATATAACGTCCAAACGCAATATGTCTTGCTTCGTCCTGCATAATGTAGGCCAGCATACTTTTAGCTAATGGATTAGTAGCGTTATCACGCATCAACTGCATACTTCCTATTCCCCACCCCTCGGCTACTACGTGACTGTTTAGAAATACCAAGTCCCACTTGTCGCTTTTAAAAGCAACTTCGTACATTTTCATCAAACTGCGTTGCACTGGGCGTATCATGTTAATTCTATGTGCAAACTTACCAAAGGCTTCGATGTGGCGACTTTCGTCAATGGCCTGTGTAGTAGCTAGCCATTTGGCATCGTGATCAGGAGCACTTTCAATAATCTTAGCCGCGCTGATTAACGCACCCTGTTCTCCATGTAAGAACGCACCTATTAGGTAAGCATTATAATCGTAGACGATATCGTCTTTGGTTTTAGCACTAAGTTTTGACCACAGATCTGTACCGTATAAAGGAATAATAGTTTCGTCAATGCCCATTGGGTTAGTTGGGTCTGTTTCTATAGTCCAGTCGATTCTTGTTTGTGCGTCCCATTGGCCGGCCTTGCCCTTTTCGTACAAGGACAACAATTCTTTACGATGGTCGTTGTATTCCCAGCTGAATGTAGTGGGACAGCCGTTAGCTACAGCCCAGTTCATTTGGTAGCCTTCGGGCAATTGACTTTGTGTAGTCGCTGGTCCTAGCGGGTGCTTTCTTTCCATGGTTTAGTCAGGTAAAATTTGGGATGCAGGGAAAGATAAGGCTCCCGGAGCCATTGGAGTACCAATAGTTTGAAGTAGCATATTTCCTGTCATTGCATACGCATGTTTAGTTACAAATTGTATTTGTACATGCCAACAACCATTGGGATTATTAATTACAGATTTCATTTTAAGGTTGCTGTCAACCAATACAGGCGTAGTTAGTGCAAAACTATCTAGTAACTCCTCAGAGTCGGGATCATATAATTCTATAGTGTGATCGGCCCCATTTAAAATGGGAATATACATTATTAGTTGTAATAAATGGGCCGTTAATACTTCTTTTGAGTCTCGTGCTTGTCGATGGTGAACTTTAATGTCATGTCCCTGTTCTACTATTGGATAAGTTTGTTGTGGTAATCCAAACACTCTAAAATATGCAGGACTAATACTATTAGATCCAGTTAAAATTTGAATAGGCGCCCATGCTAACAAGCTATACTTGTACTCGGGTTCTGGTTGACCGGATTTAAATAAAGGGATAGGCCCGGTAACATTAGAAACAATAGGATCAGTAACATATAAGTCACTGATTGTTGTTTGAAACTGTTCTAAATTGTTTAGTTGTAATCTTTTGTAATACTCACTCATAATAAAACCCCATTATATAGTATTTACCTGTTGGGGTCAAGCCTTGGGCATGGGGTTTTCTCCAGTTAGCGTGGGCCTTGCAAACCACAACTTAAACCACTCGTCTGATCCGGGTCTAATATTATGCTTACGCTGATATTCTGCTTTATCCGTGCCAATTTCACCAGTGATAGGGCTTTGAGAGTCACGGGCACGATGTCGTTCCATAATTCCCAAACTGTCTATACCCGCTAGTTTTTTAAGTTCTGCTAGCTGTGCGGGATCCACATAAGCGTCAGGAATACTAGGATCATCGCCCTGAGTTCTAAAAGTTTCACTGGTAATTTTATATTGTTTCATATCTATATTTAACTTACCATTGTCCAATATCTTTGTATGTGTATTCGAAACTGAAATCCAGTTGTTTGCGCTGTTCTAATAAAGCCAAATGTCGGTCTCTTTCTTCATCGTCGTAGACTACTTGTCCTGTGCTTCCTGGTACTGCTAATTTGCGAGCTCTGCTAGCAGCCACGCTGGTCGCTGTTGAATAGTCATTGAAATTCCAAGCATTTTCTGCTTGCTTGAACTTATAGTAAAAATCCGCAGTCCATCGCCCTTGCTCGTTGATTTCAAATTTAATTTGTGCAGTAAAATCACTGCTTAAATTCCATCCAAACTCTTGACTGTCTTGTTCGGGATTAAACTGCAAGTCTATACTAAATGCACCCCTTGTTCTCCAAAGCAGTCTTAGTAAAGGCCATACTTCATTAACAACACTGTCTGCAAAACTGCTGATGTTAGGCTTGCATATATTAAAGTCAAATTGCTCAAATTCAATTTCTTTTAACGAACTGGCCTTTAATTTATAGCTGTGTTTAAGGTTTGGTCTATTGGTATAATCATGTCCTTGTTTGTTAATTAAATTAATCAACAATATGTTAAAAATCTTTAACCTTATAAGTCTGTGAACTTTACTGTTGCGATAGTCATTGGTTATCCAGTTATTTTCAAAGTAGTTTTTTGCTATGTTAAATTTTTCCACAGCCTGTGCAATAATAGTGTCGGGTGGAATAATAAAACCCATACCAGCGGCAATACTGCTGATATTATTATTTCTATTACGCCATATCAACTGCATACTGTCATACAAGTCCTGCGGCTGTTCAGTAGGAAATCCAACTATCCAGTTAGTAAATGCTTCGACTCCAACTTCGGCACCGTCTCTAAAATTCTGTTCTATTTCTTCAACAGTTACGCCTTTGTCCATGTCAGCGAGAACTTTGTTTGACCCAGATTCAATACCATAACTTAAACTAAAGCAGCCGCTGGCAGCAAGGTCCTTATAATAGTCCAAGTCCATGCGCCCATCACATCTAGCATACCCGGTCCAATGTAATTTCATACCACGTGCTACTACTCCTAGAGCAAATGCACGTAATTCTTTAAGATTGCCATTAACTAAACTGTCAATGAACCATACTACATCTACTCCGCGATTATAATACAAGTCTGCTAGTTCGTCAATAATGTTACGTGCCATTCTGCCGCGATATTTCCAGTAATGTGTTTCACTGCAAAATACACATTTGGCTATACAACCTCTGCTAAGTTCTGCATTAATACCATTAGGTACAGAATAGTCGCTGGCAGGAAAATGACTGTAGTCTGGACTAGGAATACTGTCTAAGTCTAAACGCTGTCCATCTTGCTGTCTAAACCATACAGGCTTGGGTTTGACAATACCTTGTTCTATTTCTTCCATGGCTTCTAATAACATTTTTTCGCCTTCGCCAGATACAATATAGTCATATTCTTTGGGAGGCTCCCAGTAGCTTTGATGACAACTAGGCCCGCCAACCATTACTATTAAATTGGGCATACGCTTTTTTAATTCTCGAGCCATCCATTTGCTGGCTTCTTCGTTGCAGTAATATAGTGTAAGTCCTACAACCGTAGGATTAAGTTTTACTATTTTTTCTATGTAAGGACTTAGAAATTTTTCGACATGTGGACTGAGTTCTTGTTCATAGTGCGGACTGCGCCACTTCCAATCTCTATTGCCGGCCCATGGATTATAGTCTAACTTCCAATTGGTATGATTTTGATATGCTTTGGCGTTAAGATCAAATGCATGTGTTTCGTAGCCGGCTGCTTTAGTCACTGCGGCCAAGCGGGCCACGTTATAAGGAGGAAAATTATGTGCCCACTCTGGCAATAGTAAAAATACTATACTAGTTTTTCTACTAATATAGTCTATACTAACAGGAGTTAAATTACTTTGTGGTACGGATCTAGCATAGGGCTTAATGGCTTCCATGGCCAGTCTATGCTTTTCATCGTAGTCCTGCTCAATTCGTTTAACGGGATTTAAGTTTCGAATCTCAAAAAGTTTTTTCATAGTGACACATTATATATCACTATAATCACTTACGTATAGTTTTGACTTTTTTAACTTTCTTTGCCGGCTCTTTGTGTATTACCTTTTTTATTTTTTGAGTAATAGGATCTCGTTGATAAACAAAATAATGTTCGCCCTGTTTAACTGGAATACCCAGTGTTACTTCACGGCCGTGATAACGTGCTTCGTCTACACTTTGCTTCATGTACTTTTTGCGTAGTTCCCAGTCTTCAGGAGTAGCTTCTCTGATTAAATGAAGATACTGGTCCACAGGAACTTCTTTTATTTCTACTGGTTTAATTTCTTTAACTCCAGGAACGGAATGAAATTCTCTACTGTTACCGCCGGGCACAAACTGTGGCTTGCCATCAGGACCGTTCATAGGTACTTTGTGCAAATAAACATTTTCGCCTTTTCTAATTTTTCCACTGAATAAAACCATTTGAGGGTCATTAGGAAACATACCAGTGTCAGAACCAGCTGTTGTAAGTCCCATGGCAATTGCAACTTTTGGGTCGCTGGTAGCATAGATAGCGTTTTGGTTACTACCTGGTGCGCCACCAGTGTCTAGTGATTGTCTTGGCTCTAGAACAGGAATTTTGTTCCTGGATCCGTGCCAAAGATATTGCTGTGAAATTTCTTTTAAACGCATACAGTATTTAACTTAATGTCCATGTAACTAATTTAAAACGCTCGGGCTCTAGGTTTAGATAATCTGTTTTAAACTTAGTTTGTCCGTAAAAATCTAAATGCAACCACTGGTCTCGCATTTGCCAAAACTTATCAGCTAAGTCCTGCCAATCAACATTAGTAATAACTTTTTCTATTTGATATTGTTTTTCAACCACTGAATCGTAATTAAAATCATCCCACTCGTAGTGAAATACTTCAAATGCCTTGTCAGCATCTGCATAGTCTATACTGATATCTATGCCCCACTTAGGTCTCATATGAACTAGTTTATATACAGGTGTAAACTGCTCAGCAAACTGATGTATTTGTTTTAGAGCCGTACCGCTAAAGCCTTTACGCTCAAATAAACAAGCATGATTTAAATGTACACCTTTTATAGAACTGCAACTAAACCAATCTTTGAATATTGCTTTACGCCATCTAACATTACGCACACTGGCTCCATTGGCTTCTGCATAACGCTCCTCTAAGGGAGTAAGGTCGTAGCCGTTTTGATCAAAGTTAGTCATGCAGTCATGTGACACTATTATCTTGTCTATAGGTCTTGACCATGTAGCCTGCGGATTTAATTGTTCATGAGTTTTTTCTAACGTAACCATTATTAGTTTTACTTTTTACCCGACTTCATATTAGCACACCAGTGATACATTTTACTTTTCTCGCCGCTGGCATTTTTTGCTTTAGCACGTAAGTCAGTGACTGAACCATCACAACTAGCACCTGCACGTTTTACACGACCGGGCCGGCTTTTGCCTTTGACTTTGCCGTCAGCAAAGTTTTCCGCCACACCTTGCTGACCAATCTGAACCAACCATTCTAATTCGTCATCTATGTCCCTAACATCATAGAATTTGACATTAGGAATCTTTTTCATAGCAAACCATTTGTTAGCTACTTTGACCATCCATGCACGATGTTGTGGATCGTTTGAGTTAGGCTCGTAGTCCCCAGTCATGTTAACCCATAATGGATGTGGATTTCCTTCTTCATCAAATCCCAACAGCTCACGCCACTCGTCTTGAAGTTGTATTGGTACATAGTCGTCGAGTTCAGTATCGCTCATCCACTCCTGACCAATATCAATACCTTCCGCCACACCTTTTGCCTTAAATTTGCTCAACGGTATCTTATTGTTTTCTTCATCGGTGAGCCAAGCATCAATTAAGCCATGCACATAAACTACATGCATGATATACCATTCACCATTGGCCAGTTTAACATCGTATCTAAAACTGCGTCCTTCTTGACTGCGAAATTTTCTTCCCACAAGTCGAACACGGCCGTCCATGGCCTTGTTCAACTGTTCAAGACTTAAATTGTCCAATGATTTTACATCACCGAACATGTTTTTTAGACTATACTTGGTATTCAAATTGGCTTCAACGCCTTCATTTTTCTTTCGACCCTGGCAATGAGCACGTTGGCTAAATCCTTTGGGATTACTACAGTTAATAGACTTCTTGTACTTTTGACTCCACTTTTCTTCTAAATTAGATTCTAACAAAGTATTGTCGGCAAACCACGGATCGATAATAACTAGATCGCCGTTTTTACGTTGCATGACATTTTCAGTATGCAAGTCCCAACCTAGTTTATTGATACGTCCAGTTTTAAATAACATGGACATTACAGAATATAATTCACTCCATGTTTGTTCTTGATCAGCTGTGAGATTTTTTACTTTGTTAGCTATTTTATCAGCTTGCCTAGGCCAATGCGATTCTTCCCATTTATCAGGGTTAGATAATTCCGCTTTAACCGCAGGCCATGCAATGTCATTGCTTACATAATCACTTAGATACCAAACCATTGCTTCGGAAAACGTATTTTTCCTAATAGGAAAAAGTCGTTCCATGTCAATCTGAATGTATTCTTTATCTAGTACATCGATAGTATTATATTCGTTGATTACTGGCAAACATTTAAGATCTTGATGTTGCAGGCAAAATTCGTAGAATTTTTTAAACACTTCTACAGCACGACTACCTGGATCTTCGGGCATAAGAATTTTAATTACATAACCTGCTTCTTTGGCAAACACAGTACTGTCTGCACCGCTGCCAATCTTTTTGTAACCTAGTTTTCGAAACTCTTGTGATATGTTACGAGCATAAGCAGTACCCATTTCTGCTTCGCCCATGGCCTGCGATAATGCACTTTGACGTTTGACAACTGGCAACTCGACTGCGGGTTCTAAACTGCCGCCGCCCTCCATTATTGCCAATTCCATTTCTGTGAATTGTGTTTTGGTTTGTTTAGGTGCAGGACCTTTAATGAATTCAGTAAATCGCATATTATTTTACTATAGGTCCGCCGGTTATCCATAACTCACAACTGCGTGAACCTGCACATTTAAAATGCAATAAGTTACAGTAACCTAAGTCTGCGGCTTCGCGTGTCTTTTCGGATTCAAACGCTTCTTTGCCCATACCATCATGTATGCATTTGTACATAGCATCTGTTATATTAAATGCCGCACAGTTTGCACATTGCATAGTCTTGGCAGTCTTTTCATCTATCTTCCATTGCTTGGCAGCTACTTTCCAGTAGTCGCCGGGCTTGTCTGGATTAGCTGGCCCATAGTGATGTTGGTCTATACCCACTTGTCGATTCTTTACATTAACTTCCAAATCATGTGTGGCAATGGGACAACCTTTACTAACAGCTTCTACAATGTTGATATGTTTACGCACAGCTTACCACTTTCTGCATGACCAGTAACGTGCCTTTGTACGTGGTCCTGGGTTACTGCAATTGTGTCTTGCACGGAAACTCTTACGGCGTTTAGGGTTGGACTTTTTAATACGCATGTTAGGATCGCCAAAGTTTACTTTTTTCACATTACCTGTGCTTGGATCACGTACATAAACCTTAAACTTCTTAACATCGCCTTGCATTGGCTTGCCTAAGGGAACATTGCGTCCTTGATATTCAGCTTCCGCCACACCTTGCTCACCGTTAATAGCTTGTAACAAAGCACGAGCAACAACGCGGTCTTTTTCTTTTTCGTCTTCGGACAACTGAGCATAGTTAATTTTCATTAACTTGGCTCTTTGCTCTAACTTAGCATCTAGTTTACCTGCTTGGCGTAGTTTTTCTGTATCATCAAACTGATTGGGATCTTGTACAAACTTTTGTGCAGTAACATTCCAACCTTTGTGGATAGCATCAGAGATTTTTTCAATATCTGTTTCTCCAGCATCAATTAGTTTTTTAGCATAAGTGGCACTCATAACATTGGCTTGCCAGCCAAATGTGTTACCAGGACTACTGCGACCGTACCCGTAGGCTTTGTCTAGTGCTTCATCGCTGATTTTAGCTAGACTGTTAACATCTGCTGATTCTTTAACACAGTTATTAACTCTAACACCACCTTTGATTTTGGTGCCCTGTTTTTTATAACCGTCCCAGCATTTAGGATCTAGTCTTTGCTTGACTTCTTCAATGCTTTCACTACTGCGTGTTTGCTTAGGACCCTGACGTTCCTTCCACTTTTTATCTGTACTGCACCAGTATTTTCCATAAGACTCAACTAGTAAGTTGGCACCGGATATACTATCAGTTTCAGCAACAATTTCGTCACCGTTAACGGCAGTGATAACCGCTTCTACTATTTCTTCGCCTAGTTCAATTTCAATGATGTCGCCTATTGCTGGCTGACTAATAAATTCTTCAAATCTCATGGAAAACCCCGCTATATAAGTTTTAATCTTATATTTAGCGGGGTTTGTGAATAGTATTCTAAATTACTTAACGAATACAGAACGAGCAGTTTGTAAAGCTAGGTCTTGCCAAGGCTTGTAAAAAGCATTTACTTTTTCTTGGTCATAGTGCTTGGAAAACTCTTTTGTCATGGTCTTAACAACTTGGGTTTGAGCTTCTACAATGGTTTTTGTAAACTCTAAAGCGGCTTTGTTGATATCAGTAACAAAAGCAGTTGTTGTTTCTTTGATTAGTTCTTGCATAATTTTCTCCTTAAAAGCGAGGTTAAATTTGAAACCCTATCATTAGGCGTTTCTCTTGTACTACAGTACATTCTGTAGTATAACATTATTTATGTTGCAGAGCAACATTTTCCACATCTTTTTTCTAGTGAATGAATACTAATTTAATTGAAAACTGGCCAAATTCTTACCCTTGCTTTCGCACATAATATCAAATTGATCGTTAAAGGTAAGAGCCCATTGGTTAACTGCGGTATTCCAATAAAAGTCACTGTGTGCTCTAAGTTTGGCTTTTTTGTAGCCCTGTGCTAGCAAACTGTGCATGTCGGGCAGAGTATCAACGCAATGCCCCACTAAAATATCTTCGCGACTAACAGAGTAATGGATAACGGGCCGAACGCCGCGCCAGCTATCAATTATACGTAATACTCTATCGTCGGAGGGCTGAATGTACTCTCCTGTACGGATCCAGTGATGGTGTATATCGAGTACAAGGGCACAATGGTCAACGAGCTTGATGCTGTCTTCGACGCCCCACGACATTTCGTCGTTTTCGATGGTAAGTGTGTTACGGGCTTCTGGAGTGAGTCGTGGAATAATGTCGATGATACCTTGGGGACCGCGTCGACCCGCGATGTGGACATTGATTTTAAAATCCTGAAATTCTTTACCGTATCCCATGTAACGGGCCATGTCCACATGATATTCAAACTCCTCTACACTACGATCAACTACGTCAGCTGATTCACTAGCCAGTACGCAATATTGGCCGGGATGAAAACTAAGACGTACACCCAGTTGCCTAGCCAGCTGGCCAATGATAGAAAAATGTTGCTCAAGATAGCTAACAGTCCCAGGCTGATGCCAAAAATAGCGCCAGCTAGGCTCGGTATAAGCAGGCAACAAATCACTGCTAAGGCGGACCATACGAAATTTCGGTTCAAGATTGCCAACTCTTTCTACCAGCAACTTAGTAGCTTCTAAGTTTTGAACCATCAGGTCCCAGAGCTTTTGTTCGGCTACAGATCTAGTTTGTCTATTTAACCAACTGATAGTAGTAGTGCCAGTATTGTATTTCTTGCAGTCATCTTTGGGTTTGATACCGTCAGTCTGATGCGGAAAGTCAATCCACTTGCAAGCAAAGCCAATTCGTTTATGTGCCATTTCTTGTAACAACTTTCCATGATCCCCAGCAATGCCGAGTATTTTCACTTTTAACAATCCAGTCGATAGTGACGATTGCTGACTTAATATTATCGCAAGTAAATTCTATTGTCAAAGGAGTATCAACTCTAACAGGTTTACTAAACTTCAAATCCATTTTTGCACTGAGCGCATACTTACAGTCTTTGAAATATTCCTGTTCGGTAAACTTACTCCATACTAGCCATTGAGGCAGTTTGCTGATAATGAATCCGCCTTGCACAATACCGTGTACTACATGAATTTCTTGGTCGTCGCCACTAATACGTGCAAAGTCTTGCACTTGTTCTAGTGTAAACGAATCCGTGGCGACAAATGTAGTCATGCTACTATTATACATTAAATGAAAATATTAGTCAAGAACGGTAATTTGGGTAACATTCATAATTTTGAAGCTACGCCATTCTGACTTGTCAGTACACCAAACGCTGTAGACATTTGGATTTTTGGCTTTGGTTCCTTTGCTTTCTACGATGGGAAAGCTACCTTCTTTGAGAGTACAGGGCATTACCCTAACCGAACCGTCTACTTTGGTAAAAGTAACTTCGCAATGGTGCTGATGTAGCAAATCGCCGATAGTTTCTGTGCGTTGCTCTAGTGTGTCGTCTGTGGTAAATTCTACTGTAATCATTCTGTGTGGTCCTTGGCTAGTTGGAAAATTAAATCTAGTTCTTTCTTTGCTTGCTCTACGTTAGCTAGTGCATGGGCCACGCTGGCATGTTTTGCGGCCATAGCCTTCATTTCGGCTTCTTCGGCCATTTTACATTGTACCCACGCAATAGCAGCCTGTACGTGAGGTGCTACATCAATAGTAGCATTGCCACCACCAAACTGTTGCCAACTGACACCATCATAGACTTCTAAATAGTTCATGTTGGTGTTATATCTAAGCATACCGGCACTTTGGGCACCTGGACTGATATATGGAGTATTGCCTTGATAGCAACTTACATTTAGTAATGAGGAGTTAGAAGTGATGTTTTTAATCATGTACTAGTATAACTAAATTTAATTTAGTTGTCAAACACTAGTACTGGCTTCGATGCTGAAATCAAAAGGAAACTTATCCAATAGACGTTTGGAAATTATGTCACCATCCAATTTACTAAGATCATCAACTAAAGGAATATCATAGCAATGCTCTTGGTCTCTGGCATGATATATCATAACTGCGCCATCAGATTGCTGATCAATTAATGCTCCAACAGGACTATCAAATACTATTCTAAAAAAATCTTTAATAGTATCTTTGTCTAATTCTTGGTCGCTGACTAACCTAACAAAATGATCAAATTCTTGAGCTTGCATATTAATCCTGATTCATAACAATAGTCGTTCCGGGTTCAGGTTCTTTTAATCCAATTTTACCTGGGTATAACATGCCCGACTCCACTCGTTCGCCGCCATCAAAGTATTTTAATTCTACTGGCAAAGACTTCCAGCCCAATTTAGCCGCGGCCATAATTCTATGATTACCTTCTAAAACTCTAGCATCACCGTTCCATGCAACTCCAATAAAAGGTGCATATTCTTTCCCGTCATGCATTGGCAGTTTGCCTGTTTCGTCCATTATTTTCATAATAGCTTCGAGATCTGCTCTGCGAACATTTTCCTGTTCTTTTCTAGCACCAGGAATTCTTTTAAGTATCTCTATAGGTATTTCTACGCGGCTAGGCTGTCTAACATAACCGGTTGTACTGCCCATATATGGGCTGTTGTAACTGTCATAGCCTTTTTTTCTAGCATACTCTACTTTACCATCTAACCAATCTTCGTTGGGTACATCGGTAACTAATAGTGCTTCGGAAACTGCTTGTTCAAATAATTCTCTTAATCTCATTTTAGAATGTTACCGTTGTTACGCTGGCAAAAGCTGTCCATTTAATAGTTTCTCCTGCCAAGCCAGTAGCAGAGATACTTAGTATATTTCCCGATATGCTTACGTTAGAATTTAATGTAGCACCAGTACTGGCTAAAGTTTCTTTAACAATAGGACCAACTAATGATGTTACTCCCCCATTATTAATTACTAGTCCTTTTACAATACTAGCATAACGCTGTAGACCGTTGGCACCCACAAACTTGATTTCAAAGCTAGCACTGGATCCTGCAGGAATTTGAATTTTATTAGTACCAACAATAGTTAGTTCGGTTGGTGCATCATTACTAGTAGTGCAAGTTAAAACATAATTACTGGTATTAACTGTAGGATCAGCATCACTGATAATGATTTGTTTGTTGTTTACAGTAGTCTTGCTATAAGTTGTTAGCCAGCGATTTGTAACGCTGCCAATGTTATAAGTGTCGGTTGATAGCGGTACAATATCGCTGTTAATTTCAGCGGCAAATGTAACGGTATCAGATGCGGCATTACCCAATTGAATGTTACCGTCTGCTGTGATATTGCCTGTAGCATGAATATTACCTGCAACATTTAAGTTCCCGCCACCAATGCTAGTGTCACCTTGGATATTAACACTACCATTACCTTCAGTGATAAGACTAATACTGGTATTGCCACCATTTGTATTAGTGCTAATAGGCCCCGATCCAGTGCCATCTTCGATGTGTGTGACACGACCGTATTGATCAACAGTAACGTTAGCATAAGCATACACACCTGCAACTACTCCGCTGGCAGGCACATCAATTAAACCAGATTGATTGTTGTACAGTAATGGTCCTTGTACACTAATACTTTCTCTAGCACGAATTTCAGTAAAGTATCTGTTTATGCCTTCATCAATATGTGTAGTATTTCTTGGTATAGTAATTAAACCAGTACCGGAATTGTAGTTAGCTACGCCCGTTGTATAACTTAAACTAGCCTGAGCTCTTGCTTCTGTAAAGAAACGAGCACTAGGCACTTCAATTAGTCTATCGGTTCTAGGGTTATATCTTACTTGACCACTAGTGCTATC